TTGCAGCTTGGCGATTTCCGCCGCCGCCGCCGCGTTCGCTTGCTGGCCGGCGAGAACTTTTGATTGAATCGCCGAAGCGTCAGCGACCAACCTTTGCGAGATGTAGTTGTCCACGCCCAAGTCTGTCGCGGAATACGTCGCCGCTCGATAGCCGTAGAGCGTATCGCCTTGGGCGGCGGGGAGCTGGCCCGATTGGATGTTGTACGTCAGGTTGTAGGTCAGAGAGTTGTCCGTCGAACTCGTTGAATAGTTCGGTGTCGCCGCTGGTGCGACCTTCACCGTGGGGGTCACTACCGGATGTGACCTAAGCACGCATACCCTTCGCCGGCAACTATCGCACGCCAGGAGAGATGCGTTGATGGTCGCCACGAGGGCGAGAGCGATGAGGATGATTCGAGCGGTTTTCATTCAGCACCTTCAGCGTTTCGTTCGTTGGTTGCAGTTCGCACGCGGAGAGCAAAATCGGCAAACTCCTGTTCCCAATCTCCGCGCGGCACGCGAATCGGTTTCTCTTTCGTCCAAGACCGCAAGCTGGCAATCGTGATCGACTCTGGCGAGACGCCTAGAGCGTTCGGCGGTAGCGGTGGGCATATCTCGTTGAAGACAGCGACGGCGTTATCGTCGTTCACTTGATAGCCGGCTTCGCGGCAGACCACGGCTGGCGTAATCGCGTCATACGCATAGCGGTTGTACGCCTGCCCGACGTATTCCATGACGGTCGCCGGTTCGCTTCCGGTCAACGCGAATACCGCCTTAGCGTGCGTTGTGCGCGCCACCCGGAGCGGTTCGTCCATGTCGCCGCCGTAGAGTCCAACCAAGCGGTCGAGAGTGTCAGCCGGATCATCCTTGCTCGATTCGTCATCGAAAATGTCGATGGCGAACTTGCCTTGCGTGACGAGTTTCAAATCGTTCTGAGCGGGCTTCCATCCTTCGTCGGCGGCATGGCAACGGATGCAACTCACCGCCGCTTGCAGGTTCGCCGTGTGCGGTCCCGGAACGGTTCGGTCGGTCACAAGGTTTTGCGGAGCGACATCGACCAGCCCGCCCGCCGCGTCGAACAAAGCAAAGGCGAGCATCCCATTGGGCAGCATCCCGATCTGTTCGCTGCCGTCGAAGCTGTAATTGAGCAGGTTCTTCATCACATGCCGCTTGCCGTCAATCGGCCCGTCGAAGAAATCGCGGGTGATGGTCAAGAGCGACGGACCAAGCGACGGTCGGCTATTCGCCGCGTAGAAGAACTCAATCGCACGCGGCTTGCCGGTCACGTTGCTATGCCACGTCACCAGCCGCTCATCGCTTCGCAGTCGAGCCGCTTGCGCCGGATCAGCGCCGAGCAATTCGTGCCATGCTTGCTCCGCCGTTCCCTTCTCCGGCTTCGCTTCAATACCGCGTAGGCGGTAGTACAGCCCGCCGTCCAACACACTGAGCATCTTCACCAGAAACCAGTCCGCCCGCAGAATCGGAGCGGATGAACCAGTGAGCGTCGTCAACAGCAAATGGTGCTGCAAGTCGGTATGCAGAGCGAGGTCGGTTCCAACGACGAAATCGTAAGTCTTGCCGTCGCTCGCCTTGTATGGTGCGACCTTACGCCGGCCCTGAACGTGAAAGTACGGATCGACGCCCGCCAGCCCTTCGAGAATCGCCACAAGCCGAGCGTAATCCTTCGCCTGCGGAGCAAGCCTGCGAAGGTCCACGCGAATCAGTCGCCCATCGGCAAGCCGGTCATGCTGATACAGATTCGGCGAGTGAGATGCGGCAGTATTCAGAGCGTAGGCGAAAGCGTCGTGGAACTCTTCAGCCGGGTCGATTGCCCAGTAGTAGCGATAGTGTGGAGCCTCGACCGGCCCCAACGCCCCAGCATCCAATGCCGCCGCCGCGACCGCATGATGCGGCCCGAACGCTGGCGGTAAATCGCCAACGGCAACGAGGGCGACCATCGCGCTAACAAGTGTGGCGGTCAAGTTCTTCACGGTTGGCTTAGTAAATGAGCGCCCCATCGTGCGGAGCGACTTCGCCCTTCTTTAGCTGAACAGCCTTGAAGATGCCGAAGTCAAACTCCTTGTGCGCCGGCGTCGTCGCCGAAACATCCTCGTCGTCGAACACCGCCTTGTCGGGGCGAATGACGCCGAACCCGAAATCGTTGTCGTGCCCCGGCTTGCCGGCGTCATCAACAGTCGCCAGCAGCCGCTTCTTAACCTCTGCCGGCGTGAGCTTCTTTCGCGTCGAAGACATAATCAACGCACAGACGCCAGCGACGATCGGCGTCGCCATCGAAGTGCCTGACATGCGCGCCCACTTGCCGCCTGGGATGCAAGAGAGAATGTCAACACCCGGCGCCGCAACATCGACTTCCGGCCCGCGACTTGAGAACTTTGCAATCTTCCCGTCGCGACCGAAGCCGGCAACACGGATGCCGTTCTTAGAGTTCCTACCAGGATCGCCGACGCCTACCTGCCCTTCGTTCCCAACCGCCAAGACGACAGTAACTCCTTGGTCGATCGCCCAGTGAACCCACTTCACAATGAGAGGCGATGGCGTTTGTGAACCGAGCGACATCGAGAGGATGTTCGCCCCCTTTTTAACAGCCCACTTGATTGCGACAACAATCCAGTTGTCGTAGCCCGAACCGTCGTCACCGAGCGCCTTGGCAACGAGAATCTTGGAAAGCGGAGCAACACCCTTCACACCCGCATCGTTCTCAACTGCCGACCCGATGCCGGCGACGTGACTGCCGTGCATGTTCACGTCCATCGGCCCGAAAGGACTGCCGGTGAAGTCCTTGGCATCGACGATGTTCGCCTTGAGGTCGGAGTGCTCAAGGTCTGCGCCAGTGTCGATGTAGCAAATGACAACGCCCTTCCCCATCCCACGCTTCCGAGCATCGTCGGCGCGAATATGGTCCTGCCACCAATCCTTCTCAGCGGCAGACCGCGTATCGAAGGTTCGTGTTAGCGTCCACGGCGGGTTGCGAAAAACCGGCATGACCGTCGCCTACTTTTTGGCGTTCTGAATCAGGTCGAAAATCATCTTGGCGATCGTCAACAGCAGCGACCACGGAATCGCAGCCGCTTCGACGGTCGCCTTGTCCGCCGCTTCCTCTTCGGCGCTCTTCGTCTTCACGTTGCCCATCAGGTCGCCCACGAGGTCGGCGATGATGCCGATGATTTTCTCAGCGGTCGGCCCGGACAGAAACTCGCGAATCTTGGCAACGATGGCGTCGTCGTTGGTCGATGGCGAGAACGAAGCACCGAGAGCCAGAACGTCCAACCATGCGGCGACCTGATCCTTCACGCCGACGGCGGCGATGGCTTTGTTCACCGCAGCCATGAGGGCTTTGAGATTCTTCAGGCGGTCGAAAAGAGCGGCCTCAACTTGATCGGCAGACAGGGTTTCGAAAGAAAGAGCTTCGGACATAGGAGCGATCTCGATTGGAAAAGTGAAACAGAAAATACCGCCAGCGTTTAAGCCACGCTCATCGCCAGCCGATCTTCGCGTCGCGATTGCTCGGGAAGCCGATGATGGAAAAGCTCGTCGGCGCTCCGCTGCGAATCGTCATCGGCAACCACCAAGACGACTTCGCCGTTTCGATTGGCGCGAGCCACCTTCACTAGCCGGTCGCCGATCTTGAAGATGGCTTTCTCGGTTCCGCGCAGAATCTGCATGTCGCTTCCAAGCTGAGCAAGAAACAAAAAACGCCGCGCAATCACTCCCACGGAGAGCAAGTGCGCGGCGCCTTATGGCCGGTCGAATTGTGGAATCGCTGAGCGAATCTATCGGGAATCGTACAGGACGGCCTTGACAATTGCAATCCTTTGCTACTCACTTTTGCGGCATATTCCCAACTGTTGCCATTCGCCTTTCGGCCGTCAACTTTTCAAACGCCTCAATTCTTCGAATCGCTCCGTCGACCAATTCAGCATCCGTCACCACCACTCGCCGATGCAAACGCAACATCGCGTCGCGCGGCACGCTTGCCGGCGAATCGTGATACTCGAATTCAACGGTGAACCCATCGCCTTGCCGGCCGCCCCTCCCTGCCCCCTCCCCGGCAACCAGAGCATCACCATCCAGGGGTTGATTCCCCGGGTCGCTGGCGTCGGTTCGATCATCGCCACGCCCAACGCGCTCGCTCGCTCGTATCCGTTCCCATCCCGCGGCCGCCCATCGATCCGGTGGATGCTGTTCCCATTTCAGCTCGCCGCCCGGTGCGCTGCCCGGCGCCGCAACGATCGACCATCGCTCGGCGACCATTGCCCAGGCTGGAGGATAATCGCAGCCCCAGCAATTCAGCACGTCGCGGCGATAAACCGAAACCCAGAAGAGTGGCGAGCCGCAAATTGTGCATGGGGCGGCGACCTCGGAGCGCAATGGGCGATCGACCGCACGAACCGGGGGCGGCGCAGGCCGATCGGCGACACAGGAAACTTCATGCTCCAGGATTTTCGAGAGAAGTCCGCTCATCGGTTTGTCACCATTGTCCCCATTTGTCACTGTCACTTCCTACTCGGCCCATGCGTGCGCGTGCGCGCGCGAGGATAATCATTTCCGAAAAACATTCGCTCTTTCTGGCCTAATTACTCTCTCACTCATATTTAGTTATTTAATGGTGACAATGGTGACATGGTGACAAACGACGGTAAAGCGTGTTCTAGTAACGGTTTACGATGTCACCAACTTTTCCAGTTGTCACCATTTCGGTATGGTGACCTTAGAACGTCTCTCCTGAAATTCTCAAATTGTGATAGGCCCAAAATCTTTTTGTCGATTCTCGATGCTGTTTGCGTTCTGTTTTCGTGAACGCGCGATAAACTTCTCTTCCAAAGCTTCGGTCGGCCAAAGGGTGGTAGCCGTTTTTTCCGCACCACTCGCGATATTTGAAATAGAGTTCCTCCGACGCGACCCAGTGTCCTGGCGATTCCTCGCAATACTCGGTCAGGAAGGAACGCGTTGGATTCGATTCGTGCCTGTAATCTTCCTTAGCTCGCTCGCTCTTTTCGGAAACGGTGAAGTGCCCTTGCTGATTGAGGCGATGCAGGCCGCGGATCGCCCACAGAAAGATTCCCGGCAGCTCGCCCGACTCAAGCCACCAACCAGGCTTATCCATGCCGGCGATCCGCTCGGCCTTGGGGATCTCCACCTCAAACGGCACCAAAAGCATCCGCCGCCAGACACCCGATGAACGATCGGCGATCCGCGGTCGGTTGTTCGTGGCCAGCATGAGTCGAGCAGTCGGCTCGCTTTCGACGGCCGGCATGTTTTTTCGATCGAACATCATCCGATCACCAGACGTGAAGGCTTTCAGATGGCCCTCGGCAACTTTATCGATCTCGCCGACTTCGGCCGAAATGTTGGCCAACTTGCCGAGCGTTTGCGTGAGGGCGAATCGCTGCGAAAAAATTTCGAGCGGAACGTGCGAGCAGTTTTCGAGGCCGAGCATTGCTTCCAGTGCGGCGCAATAGACCGACTTGCCGTTGGCCCCTTCGCCTTCCAAGAGCATGAACGTATGTCGTGACGTGTCGGGAAGTAGGCAGTAACCGGCCCATTCCTGAAGTTGAGCGATCTGCTGCACGTCTCCGGCGAGATTGCGCTGTAGAAAAGCGTCCCACCGAGGGCATTTTGCTTCCGGATCGAAAGGATAGTTGAGGCAGACTTGAGAGAACCAATTCGGCGAGTGAGGCGCCAGAACCTCGTCGAGCTCCGCGCCGGCCATCAGTCGATCGAGTTTCAGAATCCCATTCTGCATTTCGATCCACGGACGACGGGCGTACGACATTTCGCCGAGCCAAGTGTTGGGCTGTACGTCGTCGGAAAGAATGACGGTCGATCGAACCGCCTCGATGACGTTGGTGACGAGCGATCGCTGGACACGATGGGCTTTGGGCGGCTCTCGATCGCCTTTCGACGCGGCGAACTCTTCCTGAGCGACAAGATTCAGCCGGTCGAACTCCTGTTTAATGCACGAATTGATTCGAGCCCGAACCATTTGCTCGGAAACGCGACGATAACCGCGGGCTTCATCCCATTGCCAATCTTCGGCCCGCCAGTGTTTGAGAAATCGACGGTCTATGACTTGGTGAAAGAAAACGCGAGCGAGGCGGTGGGGATCGTCGTCGTACTCGATAATCGTTGCGACAGATGGCGAGGCTGGACCCGCTGTGGTGGCCGCCGCCGTAGCCATCATGGTCGCTGCAGCCGAATCGCTCGAGCTTCCCGCCAACGAAAACACCGGCGCCGCCTCCGCCATCGCCGCCAATTGCTCGAGAGTCCCGCCCTCGTTGATCCAATCCCGCAAATCTTTTCCGTGTGTGTCGGCCACGTCGTACGGCAGCACGATGTTTTTGATGACACCCGTTTCACCAGCGTGCTGTGCGAGCGCCGGACACCATCCTGTCCGATATTGTCCGTCCGACTGCTGCTTGTACGTTGCGCCGTCCTGCCCTGGCCTGTCGGCATCGTGGATCACATAGGTCGAATGGCCGGTGAAGAGTTTGGGGATCCAAGCGGGCGGGCGCTCGCCGGCGCCGTTGGAATTTGTCCACGCGAGAAAGGCGGGATTGTCGCCGGCGCCAGGGAGGGAGAGCAGAGCGAGTAGATCGCTGGGGCCTTCGGTTTTGTAAAGGATTTGCGGATTTGTAAAGTTAGGTTTACAAACCTGCACGATCCGTTCGATCGGCCCAATGATGCCCGGCTTACTGCCCCAGGTGAGCTTCACCTTCACCTGGTCATAGCTGCCGTCGGCGTGCTTCTTTCCGGTCGGCAACGTCTTGCCGCCGCTCACGTTGTAGAGGCACCAACCGACGGGCGGCGCGGATTGAAGTTGCTCACCCCAAACCGGCAACGCGATGACGGTGAATCGATCGCGATAGCGCGCGAGGCGGCCGCCGACGGCTTGAATCGCCTGGCAAGTGATCGGCCGCTTTTCGGGGCAGAATAGAAGCTCAACGAGGGCATCGTTCCAAGGTTGAAATTCCAGGTGCTCGGCTGGATCGGCGTTGGCGCCGTCATTGCGAGGCCGCCCGCGGCCCGGCTTGCCGTTCTCGATCGGTGGAACGCCAAGATGCTCGGCGACCATTCGCAGAGCTTCATAGAATTTGACGCCAAGATGCCATTGGACTGTGGAAAAGCCGTCGCCGTTTTTATCTGGATGGCACTGGTTGCAGATTACGCCGCCCGTTTCGGCGAAGTTATCGAACGCCCTGAAGCGATCGGAGCCGCCGCAACGCGGGCACGGTTGATGCCGACGATTGAAGATGTCGGCGGATAGTCCGCAGAGGGCAGTGAGAATCGAAAGCCATTGGCCCCGAGCGACGGCGCGCACGGCGTCGGCGTCATAGTGCGCGTAATTACCGCTGCCGGCTTTTCCGCCGGAACGTCTCGCCTTCGCCATCGCCACCGAGTCCTTCGTCGATCCTTCGTTTCCCTGGCAGGTCAACGTCTCGCTATCTCAGCCATTCACTCTTGGCATTACGAAATACATCACCGCTTCGCCGTCATGCCCTTTGAGTTCGAATCGCACCATGGAATCAATTTGACCGCGATCGTTTTCGCCGGTGCGAAATGAGAGAACCATCTCGCCGATATCTTCATCCTTCAAAATTTTGCAGGCGTGTTTCGCAATCGCCAACAAATACCGTGCGTCAAGTGTTAGATGCCAATCGAATGGCTTTTGCGGAATCACGTCTTCCGTTTTGGGGAACCTACCTTCCGGCGGCTTGAACGTGGCGGCAATTTCGTCCGTCGCCAGCGAGGCTTTCGCTCCATCGATGGTGAGCGAGATTTGACTGCCCTTCGCAACCTTCGCGATGCGTGCAAACATATCGGCCGGAATCATCAAAGGTTCGCGGTAATGGCCGCCGTCCACCTTTGCAACCGCCAGCACACGGCCATTCGTCGCCACGATCGCATGCATATCGGGCCGATAGCATAGGTTTTCGAGCGCGTAGCGCGACGGCTCTTCGTCGATAAAGGCGAGCAAGTTGTGTCGCTGGGCGTCAAGCAGCAGCGTCGTCGATGATCCGTTCGACACCTCAGGTTGCCCACCCATCGCCGCCGCCTTTACGGCCGCCTCTTTCCGTTCGCGAGCTTCACCAAGATCCCGAAGCTTTTGAGCAACCGCCTCTTGAGCTTCTCGTAGCTCTTGTTCGCAAGTGGCGATTTCGTTGTCAAAACTGGCTGTCGTCATCGGTTGTCAATCCTTGAGATAAATTCGAGATCAATTAAACCGGCACATAAACCGGCCACCTTCCCTTGTCCATCACCACGCTGAATTCAGGCGGCATGGGCGATTCCCCGCGTTCACTAGCCCGCTCCCGATCGTCGGCAATTCGGCTATTGCGCTCACGCCTTGTCCAGCGGGATTGAATCACCGCCTTGGCCGCCTCGATTTCTTCCGGCGTCGGGTCCGGCCGCGGCGGCGGATTCTGGCCCTTGGCGTACCAGCGGCGCCCAAGGCCCAGTTCGCGGCGCCGGATGCAGATTTCGTCCGCGCGGCGATCGATGGCAATTGCCATTTCCGCGTCGGTTAGGTCGCGGTAGTTGCGCTTCAGGTATGCGTCGTCGTCGGGGGTCCAGTTCATTGGTCTGCACCTGCCTTTCGATCCGGCCGCTCTTCAAAAAACTTCAAGCTCGCCGCTTCGATCTGCGATACCTTCGCCTTTCCTAGTTTCGGAATGTCCGTCAGCCGCTTGCCGCCGGCCGTGTAATCGGCCAACTGGCCCACGGTTTCGATGTCGGCGTTATGCAGGGCTCCAACCGTCCCGTCGGACAGGTCGTCGAGATCTTCGATCCGAAAAGCTCGCCACGATGCCTCGTCAGCCGCATCGGAGTCGGTTGGCGGCGCTGACTCAGCGGCTATGGACTGTTCAGCGCGAAACGCCAAAACGTAATCGGGAATCACGTCCTGGTCGGTCTGCTCGCGCCACGCGACGACGCGGAAATCGCCTTGCTGCAACAGCACGTCGTCAACGTTCACGCCGTCGGCATCGTCGAGACAACAGTCGTGAGTGGTTCCCGACTCAAGGCCGTAAGCCGGATAGTCTTTGAGGATCTCGACTTGTGAAGGAACATGCCCGTCAGGCCAATTTGTCGACGTGTCAATGTTGGTTACATCGCTGGGCGACGATGCAGCCAGCGTCGCGGCCTCGGTCGTTGGCTCGCCACGAATATGAGCGTCGGCGTCGGCAATCCATTTTTCAACCTTGGCCGGATCGCTATCGAGAACCTTTGTGAACAGCGGCCGCTCCGCATCGTTCGCCATCATTTCAGCCACGCCGCTGGCGAGCTTTCGCGGTTTGTTGACGGCCGAATCATAGTTGGCCTTGGCCTCTTTCAATTGCTCTTTGAGATCGACGACGACTGCATCGGTGCGTCGGCATTCGGTTTCGGCATTTTGAATTTGGATGAGGAAATCGTCGCTGGCCGATAATCGCGGCGTCGACGCGGCGTCGGACGGAGAGCTACACGAAGTCGAGGGCGTCGTCGCAGCGTCGTCCAGGGTTGATTCGCTGGACGATTCGCTCGCCGTCACCGCGTCGGCCGCATCCATTTGAGCGGCCAGTCCGTCCAATGTCTGGCCTGTGATGCTTTCGAGAATCGCGGCGGCTTCTGTGTCGCTGTCGTCGCTGGCGACTTCCGCCTCGGTCGATTCCGTGTCGATCGATTCCGCCTCATGCTCGGCGTCAATCGTATCGGCGATGCGAAGCAACATCGCATCTTCGTTGGCCTCAGTGGGATAGCTGGCGTCGGCGTTTGCTTCGACGGCATCGAGGTTTTCAGGCATGGTTAGGGTGGAACTCATTTCTCGCCAGTCCTTTTCAATTAAAGGTCGTTGTAGTTTTCAGGCTTCCAGTTGCTTGCTCGCTCTTTGAGGGCGGTAAAGCATTCTTCCCACGTTGGAAAGAAGTGAACGGTGCGATGCCAGCAAAAGATGTTCTCGCGGTATCCGACGACAAAGACATCAATGCCGGCGCCAATGGCTATTCCAAGTTCGACGTGCCGACCGCCACGACTCGCGTTCGATCTTGGTGGTTCAGTGAAGGCGATGAGGAGTTCGCTTTCGAGAACATCGTTTATGTCCTCATGTGCAAACAACTCTCTCAGGCTGGCGGCTTCATCGCTTGTGCTTCCGTCGTCTCCTTCCACTAATCGCTCGCCGCGATCACCAATCGGAACTCCCGCGTCTGAGATTTGGTGCGAACCATTTAGCCAGCGACTCGTTACTGCCATACCGGCGGCCTCGACTTGCGTTCGATACTCGCAAAGCTCAAGGCGACGCGAATATCGACTGGCTAGATAAACTTGCATTTTCTGAGTCATTTCTCACCCTTCACGAACTTCCTATAGAACCTCTCCAACAATCGAAACGTCGTCACTTCCGCCAGCCCGCGGTTGTCGCAAAACAACCACGGCACTCGATATTCCTGCTGCCAGGCCAGCACCTGACGATGCAGAATCTTGCGATTTTGCGCCGCCGTCTTGACGCCCCACTCGGGCGCGTTCGCCAGCAGAACGCCGAATGAACATTCGACAACCACGGCGGCCATGCGCATCGCGGCCAGCGAAGCGAGCTCTCGCTCAAAGCGTTCGCGGCGTTCGCCCCATCCGAGAATCGTTCCGTGGGCGTCTTCAAGTGATTTGCGTTCGACGGACACTTGGCCGATGTAATAATCACGCGACATCATGCCGGTGAATGGAACGCTGCCGACTTGCGAACTGTCCCCAAGCGGCACGGCGATGGAGTAGTCGCCCATCGAAGTGCCAAGATGTTTCTGTTCGGTTCGCACTAAAAGCGGGCGATAGTCGTCGTCTGAGTCTGCCTTCAATCCAACGAAGCGAAACGGATACTGTTCTCCAGAGTCGATGAGCGCGATCCAGGGAACGACGATGGGCCGTTCGGCGAGGGGGATGTCGTCGAGTGCTGATCGACGGGTTAAGGTTGCTGGCATTTCGCAATCTCCCTTCTGATCAACTCTTTGAGGAAGGTTTTGCGTTTTCCCAACGCCACCTTCCGCGTAAACCCATGTGCCGTCGCCAGCTTGCCGATCAGCAAGCACATCTTTTTTGCGCGACTTATCGACGTGTATAAATGCTCGCGCGAGCACACCATCCGCGCGCCCGGATACTCGTCAAGCATCACGATCACCACGGGCCACTCTGACCCTTGCGATTTATGAGTGCTCAGCGCATACGCGAGATCCCACGAACAGCCAGTGGCGGTCTTATCCGAATTCTCTCCGTCGCCGCACTGGCCATCCGCGGATTCGTCGCCTTCGCCGCCTTTCTGCTTGCCCATCGGCACGCGCACGACTCGCGTCGGACTCGTTAGCCGTGCAATAAACGACTTCTCTTCGACGTGCAGCACTTCGGCGAGCTCGCCGTTGGCGATGTATGTCTCATTCTTCTCGTTCGTTTCGATTTCATCGTCAGCCGCAAGCGTGCCGCCAGTTTCAACCAGCTTGAAGTATCCGTTTTTCAGATTGACCACCTTATCGCGTGGCCTGCACCAATCTGTCGATCGCTCGGCTGGCGTCGGATTCAATGCCTCTTGCAGCACCTTGTTCAACTTTTTTCGCCCCAACGGCGACTTGTCATTCACGGGGACAAGCACCTGGCAGTCCCAAACCGGATCGACGCCCATCCCGCGCGCCACGTTTAACGCCGCCAGCATCTTTTCAATCTGGGCATCGGGCGAATGAGCTTCGATCAATTTCAGGTTTTGGCCCGCGCCGATGTCCACTTTCTTAACGCACTGGAAAGAACGGCCGTCACGCATATCAGCACAAGCCTGGACGATTGCGCCGCTATTGCGACGGATTTCGCGAAGTTCACCGTAGGGCAGGCCAGCGGCGATCATGTCGCGGAGCGGGGCGCCGTGGCCGACGGGCGGGAGCTGGTTCACGTCACCAATTATCAGAACGTGGCAACCTTTTGGCCTGGCGGAAAAGAGCGAACATGCCAGCCCCGTATCGCACATTGAAAATTCGTCGGTAACGATCAATCGAAACGGCAGCGGATTGCCGGCATGGTGTGCGAAAGTCCATTCGCCCGTCGTTTCATTCTGGCCGGGCCGTCCGAGCATCGAATGAATCGTCTTGGCTCGCAGATCAATCCCGTAAGCCTGCATCGCCTCGGTGATTCGCACGGCGGCCTTACCGGTTGGCGCGGCCACAGCGATGTTGTCGCCGCCAAGCAGAGCGATGGCCGCCTTAATGGCTTGTGCCGCCGTGAATGTTTTGCCAGTGCCGGGTGACCCGCCAAGGATGGCAATCGTTCCGCCCGAGGTAGCCCGCTGATAGTTCTCAATTTGATGCGGCGAGAGCGGCGAATCGCTGGGGAGAGTCGGCCACGCCGCTGGCTCAAGCGATGCGGCAGCTAAATGCTCGGCGACTGCTTGCTCTTGCCTCGCTTTCTTTCCTTCAGCAATCCAAAGGAATCCACCTTGGTCGACAAACCCGCCGCGAGGCCCATCCGTTCGCATCGTGGCAATCGCCCTCGCCCGCTTAGCGAGCTTCAACGCGGCGCCGGGATTCAGTTCGCCGCCGGTGATCGAACCGCGAAGGCCCGCTAGAACGTAGTCGAGGGGGAACCATGAATGTCCTTCGTTGTCCGACGCGAGCGTGTACCAAGCGCATAACGCTTGACGTTTACGGCGCCCTGGAGGCAGGCCCAAGTCAAGGTAAAGGGCATCGCATCGCTTAAAGCCGCATCCTCTGAACCCCATCAAGCGATACGGATCGAAGCGGATTACTTCGCTGGCTCGATTTCCCCACGCCTGCACCGCGCGGCGCGCGATCGACTTTGGAAACCCGCGTCCGCCCAGCACGTCGATCAGTTCGATCTGGCAATCTTCTAGGGCTGATTCTCTCGCAAGCCATGCGGCGGCTTCCGCTGCCTTGTCGTCGGCGAGTTTCAGGACGCTGGCGGCAACTTCAGGCTGCTCGCGAAGCACGCGCACCGCATCCGAGTTGAATGAATCCCAAAGTTTCGAGGCTCGCACTTGGCCGATATTCGGAGCTTGGCGGAGGTAGGCGATGATCCCTTGGCGGCCATGCGGCTTAGCTCGCACGAAGGTTTGAGCGTGAAACTGCTGTTCCGAGCGGCCGGTATGTCGGTTTTTGTATTCGGTCCAGCGGCCGAAAAATCGATAGGTGACGGAGGGCGAAAAGTCGTCGGGATTGCACTCGACTTTGATGGAGATGAGGGCGGATTGCGAGGCGGATGAATCGCCGAATAGCTCCCCCAAATTAACGCGATAGAAGTCTGGGTTATCGGGGGTTACTTCCGAACCGGCTGCCATAGCCTGGGTGGATGCCGCGAGTCGGCATTGGATGATAGCCACGTCGTCGAAACGAATTCGTTCCGATTGGTAGATGGCTTCGATTTCTAGGATGGTGGCGGCTGGCATGGGCTATGGCGACTCCCCATGCTCGAAGCGGGCGCTCTTAGCCACCTCAATCATTTGTTCATGAATTGGGAATGCAATTTCTCGAAGCAGTTTCATTCCGGGGAAGTGACCATCGAGCGATGGAGAGCAAAATGCCCGCGAACTGTGGTCGTTATTTGAACATATGCAAAGATTGGATTCTTTTTTGCATATAGCTAAGAAGCATTGATCCCACTCGCTTTCGCCAGCGCTGCCGTCGGTACAGTCGCCGCAGTACACCGTCAATCGAGTGCATCCAGAAAATTCGCGATATGACCATCCACCGCTTGATGACTTTATTGGACGTGCAATCACGGCTTGCGGCAGTCCCCAAGCAATTGCGACAGGCTGGTCTATTGCTTGCGATAGACTTTTGCACAAATGGAATTCATCTTGGCTTGGATGGTCTCCTTTGATTTCTAACCAGCACCCAAGACGTGGAAGCCAAAAATCTGGAAGGTATCGTTTTTCAGAAAACTCAAACCCCTCCTTTTCGTATTCCCATTCTTCTCCAAAGAAATCAAAAAACACGGCCCACCGCGCCTCAAGACGCGACCGAAAGCGGTAGCCCTTGTACTTCGTCTCGATAGCTTTGATCGTCGGCTGACTCATCGTTCGCTTCCCTGGCTGACCTTCGCTGGCGTCTCTATCGCACCGTCGGATTCACCCTTTCAAACGCCTCCGCCCTCTCCGCCATCGCCACCAGCTTCCATCGATCCGGCCCGTAAATCACCATCGATCGATCATCGCCCCTGCCCATCCGATACGCCCACATGCCGCGCGCAGCCGACCAGAACAGTCGTCGACCATGTTTCGGATGCCGCGCCAGAAAGGTGTCCGTCGCCGCACTCGCAATCGCTGGCGGATACTCACCGCATTCGGCGATGAAGTCGGCGTCAGCGGCGGCTTGGTCTCGCCATTCGGTGCGCCAGCTTCGAAGTCGATTCAGAAAGTCGCGCCAAAGACGTTTCGCCGCTTGGGTGGCTAGCATGAGAGCGATTCCTTCCTAGCGTCCAGGTTGCAATTCAAAGAATCCAAAATTGCCCGCGCCGCTCATGGCAGCGAAACGGCGCGGGCGGCCACCATGTAGGCGGCATGTTGGCGCGACGCGATTACAGATCGTCGAACGAACTGGCCGATGCGGCAGCCGCGACAGGTTGTTGGGCTGGCGCAGCCGGCGACGGCATGGCGGCCTTGGCATGGCCGTTTCCGTTGGTCGAAGCGCCGCTGCCATTCGCTGCGGCCGCGGCCGGCTTCGCCACAACACCCATCAGCTTCAGCGCATTGGCATCCTTCGGAATGTCGCGAACCTCGTCATCGCTGACGTGGTAGATGTGGGCGCCGTCGATCTGCATGTTCTCGCGACCATCGTCGCCCTTGCGAACGCCGATCTTGGCGACGAATTGTCGGCCAACGCCATTCGCCCAAACGATCTCCACCGCCTCACCCGGCTTTGCATTGGGCAGGATTCCCAGCGCACGGGCGAGCCGCAGGTGAACGCGGGCGCAAAACGCGCCGCCATCCTTGTGCGACGGATTCGGATTGTTCAGCCATGGGTTGAACTCGCGTTTCTTCTGGCTCGGCTCGGTGCCATCGAGCACCTGCACCTGGAGCTTAAGCGCATCGACGAGCTCGCCCTTCTGGCTCGTGGGGTTCTCGTTGATGTCGACGACGGCGAAGTGATACCACCCTGGCTTGTCCAGGAACGAGGAAACGTCCATTGAGTCGGGCATCGTGTAGGCAGCCATGATTCTTTCATTCTCCTTGGCAGTTAGAAAAAACGATCAACTATCAGTCTTGAAACGATTCAATCACCTTCAACACTTCTACCGCATTGGTCCCCATCACCATTGGGAACCCATGCACTTGCTCCCACGCATCGCGCATCCGAACGTAGCCGAAACGCTTGATTGCCTCACGAACAGGCGCGGCGAAAACGCGAAGCGGTAAAACTCCACTCGCTTCGCCGTTCACTGCGTAGGGTTTTCGTCGCCGGCCGGCGCGGCCTCCTTTCCGGGTAAATGGGTTTCGTTGGCGTGGCCATTGCCTCTCGGCGCCGGCGGACACCTTCCCAGTTCCAAACCCTTTCTCACCAGGTTGTCCAACAAGCCGTTGGCGTTGTCGAAACTCAACTCCGCCAACTTGTTAGCGCCGCGAGCTTCGATAGCTCGCTTGATCGCATCCTTGGAAACTTCCGGCGCCAAGCAGGCGGCATAGCCCTTGATTCGCTCTTGCTGAGCGTCTGTAATCGAACCAGGATCAGAGCGATTCGCTGGCGTCGTGGCGGCGATATAGGCGGCCCATTCTTCCAACGTAGTGTTGCGCGGTGGCTCGCCGATGGATTTCTTTTCAGTGGGTGAAGGAGAAGCGGCGGCGATGCTGTCTTGCGACTGACTGGCGCGTGCAATTCCCGAGCTTTCGCTCGCTCCGGTTGAACCCGGCACGCCAGCAACACCGCCGTCGCTCGATTCTCCATTTCCGTTGGAGCCATTCCGCGCCGCCGCTTCTGCCATCAATTCTTCAACCGACTTTTTCGGCTGAGCTTCTTTCGCCGCCGCGGCTGCTGCTCTCTCTGCTTTGACTTGCCGATCTTCCAGCGCTTTTAGATCGGCTTCACTCGCCGTGTAATAGCCGTCTGGCGGTTCCACGCCTCCGTTGAGCCAATCGAGCAACGGCTTGAAGAACTCGGCGCCCGGCTTCACGATCTGGACGCCATCAATCGCCGGGCATCGCGTCTTGCTGACTGTCAACGTATGATTCACGTCCAGGTCGCCGACGACATCGAATTCGTATTCCATTCCCTGGCGCTGAATCGGCGCCATGCCGACCTTTCGTGGGACCATCACCTTGCGGCCTTGCTGGTTGACCTGCTCTTCCAAAACGTATTCCGTCTTGGTGCGCATCGTCGCCATGACGTGGCAGGGCGATCGCAGAATGGCGTCGATCATCCGGCGATGCATCGGCGTGATTTCCTTCCACGCCGTGAACGAGTTGGCCGACGAACCTTTCTTTCGGTCGACCAACTCCAACGCACCGCCCGAGCCTTCCCAAGCGTGTGATAGTGAGTCGATGATGAGCACCGCATAGCCCGCCCGGCCCGCTTCCAAAATCGCGGCCGTGTAGGACGTCGGCGCGTAGTCCGTTAATTCGCAAACGTCGAAGTCGAACGGGATTCCATCGGGTGCAAGCCCGAGATATTTTTCGACGGCGCCCGATTCCGAATTGATAACCGCAATGCGGCCACCGGGAATCGTCGAGGCGATAAACGCGGCGCCGCGAAGAGCGGTGAAGGTTTTGCCCGAGCCGGCCGTGCCATCGAATGCGGCGCGGAGTCGGGATTTGGTTTTCGTTGCGCGTCGGAAGGTTGCCATTAGACGAGCACCCCCATTTTCGAGGCTACATTCGCCGTCACGTCCAAGTCGTTCAGCAAATACGCCAAGGCTTCAGCCCGCAGCGTTTCGTCGCCCGACAACCAGAGCCTGGCAAAGTCGGCGCCGTTGCCATTCTTCTCGCCGGCCCCAAGCACCCTGGCGACATAGCCCAGCGACGATTCGCAGCCGCCGCCGCGATACTGGCCGCACTGCCAATACTCCATCGTGCAAAGCGAGATCGATCGCAGCTTATTTCGGTCGAGCGCATCGGCCGGAACATCGACGCCTAAGATCCAAGAGCGACGAATTACGAACGGGTAATCGAACCCGAAGATGTTGTGGCCGATGAAACGGCGTCCAGAGGCGAGTGACTTGCGCCACAGTGTCCAGAAGTTTGACAACAGGGCGGCCTCGGTCGTCGCTTCGTTGATCGAATCGACGCGAGCTTTTCGCTCTCCAGTTTGCTCATTGATACCCAGATAGCCGATCGCGAGGATGCGGCCCGTGGTCGGATCAAGTGCAGCTTTATCGCGAATCGACTGGCGCCACGCAACTTCCGCGGCGGCCGTGTCGGCCAGATAGTTCCGCACCGCGGCATCGTGCTTAGTGCGAGCCTCGTCTTCTTTGGCTTTTCGCAGCGCCGGGTCTTTGGCGTTGCCGTATTTCACCGTGGCCGGATCGAATTCGCCGGGATGCGGCGGTGCGATGAAATCGCCAGCGATGGCGAAGAGCTGATCGTCGGGAAGACTTCCCGTTTCAATATCGAATACGATGCTCACGATTGCATTCCTTTCGTCGGTTTCGTCGGGTAGGGAAGAAAAGCCCGGCACGCCGCTGCTACCCGACGAAAGGTTGCAGACGGCGGCCGGGTGTTCGGTTCATCGATTACGCAGCCTGATGCTCCGCTTTCAGCGTTGGCGACTCTGCGATTGCGAGCGATTTTGCCCGCTCCACCGCCTCCCAAAACACGCTCAAGCGAATAGCCGGCAGGCAGCCGCTAATGCTCACCACGTCGCTCGACCACAGGTCGAAGTGTCGTTTGACGACTTCCGCAAATCGCCGATCGATTTCGCCATCCGCCCACACAATGAGTTCGTCGGGCCACTGGCGAGTGTCGATGTTTAACTTGTCGAGGTGATCGCGGCCGAAGCGAAAGACCGACCAGCGATCGATTGCTCGTCGCACGTTGGCGATAGTTTTGGAATCGGAAGTCACGGTCGATGTCCCTTCGTTTTTGTACTGGACAGTTAGGCGGCTCGCGGTCTTATCGCAAGTCTTTCTGGAAAGTTCACCCGCGCGAACTCTCCCCGTCGCTTGTAGGCCTCTTTGTCGTATGCAAGAGCTGCTTGCAGTTCAGTCTTAAACGATCCGAGATTGAACGTCTTTTTGTTTTCGTGAATCTGTGCAACCCAAGGGCAGTTGCTGGAATGTCGCGACACGCCTTTGAATACAGACGTTCTGGCATTTTTCCTCTTGGAAAAGTTGTGAGACTGTTGCGTGTGTGTTGCCCAGCGGCAATTGCTGGGTTCGTAGTTGCCTCGCGGATCAATGCGATCAATTTCCAAGGTCGGCGAATAGCCGTTGCTTATCGCCCATTCGTAAAACGACGAGAAATCCATCCACTCACGACACACCTTCACTTTTCCGAAGTAATACTTCTCACCCAGCGGCGTGCCTCCCTTGAGGCATCGAGCTTTCATTCCTCGCCATGCTTGGCGAATTCGCGACCAATCGGCGCTCTTTCTGTTCTTTCGCGGAAGGCGATTTTTGCACGACTGGGAACATGTCCTAATTCGATCGGACGGATATGCTGAAAATTGCTTCCCGCATATCTCGCAATTGCGTTTGTATTTCAGGGACTCTGGCCTGCTCGCCATTCCTTGTCCATTTCCAGCTATGCCGCCGGCCTCTCATTTCGTGGTGGTCGATCTAGCAATTCAGTTCGCGTGATCCGAATGGATTGATCGGCTTCGATTCCGATTCTCACCTTGCCGTCTGCGGTCGAAATAATCACGACCTTGGCGGTCTGCCCGCTCCGTTCGTCGTAGAGCAAAAACGACTCATTCTTCTTTCGAGAAATGCACAACATGAAAGCGATCCTTTGTAAAAGTGGCTTTACCGCCTTTTTGCTGGGTGAAACCAGCGCTCGCCGGCCATCTTGGCAAACGAGCGGTAGGCGATGTCCGTGCCCTCGCGACTCCGTATCGCGAGCTTCATGGCGGTCCAACCGTTCCAACCAACTCCAAACATCCTTCAACTAACGTTCAAAATTAGGCTTCGCAAACTCTCCAAAGAGTTCAATTGCGGCCTTGTCATACGCCTTCGCCGCTTCGATGTCAGTAACAAAGCTGCCAATATGCCGATACTTATTGTCGAGGCAGATGTATGCTTTCCAGCGATTTCCGTGACGACGAACACCCTTAAACAGTGGATGCCCCAAATGTGTTTTTGGGTAGTTCCAGTGATTCTGCTGTTCTGTTGCAACGCGAAGATTGCTTCGCCGGTTGTCGAGCGAGTCGCCGTTAATGTGGTCAATGAAACGTGAATCTCGACTGGCAATATCCAAGCCGAGAAGCAGGCGATGCATCAAAATGACATACCGACCGCCCTTTCGTTTTGGTCGGTCTAAAGCGCACGCATAGAACTTACCTTTGCTGTTTCTTGCGATCCATGAGAACTTTGTAATACGATCAATTTCGCAAGCGTCCACTTTTACGATCTTCTCTCGCTCAAGTTCAACCAAAGCGACGTTTGAATCGTCAGCGGCAAGCGAGATTCTGTGTATCATTTTTTGTCTCACTTTCAAAAATCAACAGCGTCGAACCGCAGACTCGAACTGCGAACCGCTCTGCTCAAGCTCACCAGCCGCCACGTTCGCGGCCAGCTTATTGAGGAAGTGCGGCAGGCCCGGCAAACGTTCTCTTACGAACTCAACATCGCTTTCCCGTCGCTATTCCAAACCGATCGAAATTGAGAACGTTTGATTGCCATTCGACATAAACGGCGATTGCGTAGCCCACGAAAGCCGCAATCGCTCATGGTCGCTTCCAAAATCCCGGTACCGAGACGACGTGGGAACCAAAGGTCAAGACAGGAGTCGAACCTGCAACCGTCCGATTACAAATCGGATGCTCTACCGATTGAGCTACTCGACCACTTTGCCGGTCTTTCCCGGCTGTCACGCGAAGTGTCGCAACCATCCCGACTTTCGCCGGGAGTAGTGGGGGCTGGACTCGAACCAGCGACCTCAAGGTTATGAGCCTTGCGAGCTGCCAACTGCTCCACCCCACTAAAAATGCCAGCCTCACACTGGCTCGAGCGCTCCGTTAAGTTTTGGAGGTCATGAGCGCCTGACGTCGACCATCGTGTTGATTCGCTATCCAGCCTTTCGAGCGGCCGGATTGATCTTCACGCCCTTGCTCGTTCCTCGCGCCCGCGTCACCGTCCCGTCCGGCTTTTTGCCGCCTTGGAAGCGAACGCCGTGGCGGGTGGTGATGGGGAAGGAGCGCGGGGTGGTGGGGCGGAAGGCTGTTAGAAGGAAGGCTTTCATTATTTGGCTCCTGTTCGCTGGCGAGATTTCGAGCGCCGAAACTGAAATTGAATCGTGTCGTCGTCCACGACTTTGACGATCACCGACATGCCGTTCTGTTTCGCGTGGCGATAGAGCATGTTTTTGAACGACGCCGCGCCGCACTCGAAATCCTTGCCGCGAATCGCTTCGCGTGGCTTTCCGTCGGCCAGCGTCTTCCAGTCGTATTTGTGGTTGCCTTGAGCGACTTCCACTCTGTCGATGATCCGAGTCATTCGTGATCGATTCCGTTTTTGTCCATCCGTTCGTCCCGACGTTGGAGATTGTACAGGCATTATCGGTTGTGTCAACATCGGGACTAGAAAATTTGTTGACGTTTCCGTATCCTGTTTCCACGTAGAGACTTCGGGCGCAAGGAACCTGTGATAGGGAGAAGGAAGACAGTGGCGCGAGCATCCTTCACGAAGCAGGCACAGGCATGGATTACTTCACTCCCGAGCGAATCCGAACCGAAATTGTCGGCCGACTTTTGCAATTCGCCGCCAATCTAAGCAAAGATGCCGACGAACTTGAAAAGGCGTATTCGTCTGGAGAAATAAAGGAGAAGTGGCTTCCCGTGAAAGTTGGCGGCAAGACTTCCGGGCTCATTCAGGCGATGGACACGCTTGACGACTGGAGGGAAAAGGAGATCGTCGGCAAGTTGAAATCTGCGAAGCGAGGGAAGCTCAGGTTCGAAACGGCAGCAACTCGCATCGAGGCGGCGAAGAAAAAAAATCCGTCCAGATAGTTGTCCCGATGTTGACGCTTGTGTATCCTTACGGCATCCCATAACCAAGGATGCCACCCCATGCCCTCCCGTAAGCCTTCTCCCGTTCTCGCGTCGCCCGCGTCAAAATCTTCCACGGGTCGCGGTGATTCGCCGCCGAATCAACAGTGGTCCATCAAGCAAGTCGCCGACTATCTCGGCCTTTCGGTGAAAACGATTCGCCGCTGGGTCGAGGCCGGCGAGTTCCCCAAGCCGCGAAAGCTGAATGGCTTTTCGGTGCGGTGGAGTTCTCGCGAAGTTGAAAAGTGGTGCGAGAGTCAGCCGGTAGCGGACTAGCGTTGGTTCGCCTTCCGGTTGGCGGTTTCAATCGGGAGGCGCGCAATGCCAAGTGAATCTGGAAAGCTTTCAGTCGGCGAACTTCAAAGGATCATCGCGTGGATTCAGCTTCAGGAGGGAAAGGCGACGCAAAGCGTTGGAGCTTGTTCGGCGTGCGGAAACGAAGAGTGGATGCTGAGCGATACGATGTTTTGCCTTATGCCGCACAACGGCGTAAGTGTCGTCGTCGGGTCGAAGGTGCAGCCGGTCGTCACGATTATCTGCAAGCGCTGTGGCCTACTGCGATTATTCAACGCCCTGGAAGTTGGCATCGTTCCCAAGCAGCCGAAAGAGGTATCGGCCGATGCCTAAACAACCTGGCAGAATTACGGTTGCGAACGAGGGCGAAATAACCCTTCCAGACAAAAAGGAGCCGATAATTCCCGTGTCTGTAGAGCTTTGGAACCGCTACATGGAGCGCATCAAAAACACCGATGCAATCATCGATAAAACGGCTGCGTTCGCGTGGTCTTGTATTGGGTTTTCAAGCAGCGCGACCCTAACCGCCGTTACGCTCCCCCTCAGTGTCAACTTGCATCCGAATGCAAACGGCGGGTCGATCTTGCCGCTGGTCGTTGAGGTGGCTGTTTCTGTTTTCTCCCTTGGATCGCTTCTACTTGGGATTGCGCTGCTTTACGGCGCTCGCCGGCACGCCGCAACGAACGATAAACTTCGGCAGTGGCTTGTCGAAGACATGGAATCAATCAAGACGCGATGGATTCGGATCGCACCCGACACGCAAGAGGAGGCATAGCCTGTGGCCTCCATCTACAAGCCGTCCTACCAGACCAAGTGTCCCAAGACCGGCAAATCCATCCGGCGCCGCTATCGCCATTGGTACATCAAGTACAAGGCGGCCGACGGGAAGCGCCGCGTCGTCCGCGGCCTGAAGGACAAGCAGCTTACCCAGCAAATGGCGGCCGATTTAGAGCGAGCCGTCGAACGCGAACTAGCGGGCCTCGCAGATCCATTCGAGAAGCATCGCAAAGCGGAACTCACGAAACACTTGGCGGATTATCGCCGACACTTGGAAGCCAAAGGCGACGGCCCGAACCACGTCAAGGAAACCGTCGGCCGCATCGATCGCTTGCTTTGCGAGTGCGAATTCGGCCACTGGGCGGATATTTCCGGCTCGCGCGCCGCCGCCTGGTTAGCCGAACAGCGGGAAAAGAATATTGCCGGCGATGTTGACGAGGCGACGAACCGGGCGGCTGGGTTCGGTAAGCGGACATCGAACTACTACCTGACGGCCCTTAAAGGCTTTTGCCGCTGGTTGGTTCGCGATGGCCGGGCGCCGCACAATCCGCTCGACTACCTCGAGGCGATGAACGCTGACGACGACATTCGCCGCGAGCGACGGGCGCTATCGGAGAAAGAGTTTCACGCCCTCATCAAGGCGACGCGTGGCCGAACCGATCGGCGCAAGATCGGCGGCGATTCGCGGGCAATTCTTTACATGGTGGCCGCCTATACGGGCCTGCGCGCCGGCGAGCTCGCCAGCTTGACCGCCAGTTCATTCGACTTGGACGCCCAGCGGGTAACCGTTCTGGCCGGTTACAGCAAGCGCCGGCGCCAAGATGAGCAGCCGCTTCGCGCCGATTTGGTTGAACTGCTTCGCGAGTTTCTATCCGGCCGTACGGCGGATACTCGACTCTGGCCGGGCCGATGGTTTCGCCGCGCGGCTGAAATGCTCGTTGATGATCTGACGGCGGCCGGAATTGATTACCGCGATGCCCGCGGCCGGGTTCTCGATTTTCACGCCCTACGGCACACCTACATCACTAGCCTGCATCGCGGGGGCACCTACGGCAAGATTCTCCAAGAGATGGCCCGGCACTCCACGCCAACGCTCACCGCTCGTTATACGCACGTCGAAATGCGAGACCTGGAAGCGGCGCTCGACGGGTTGCCGAAACTGCCCACGAGCAATGCGCCGGCCCGCACCGACGCCGCGCCGAAGAAAGGTCGCCGCCATGCGTAATCAGCGCCGGCCAACATCGACACGTATCCGACCAAGGTTTAGGGATTCGCTGGGGTATCAGTGTCCCACCGTGATACAAACTAGCCTTGCGTGGGGTGTCATTGCAGGTGGCATTTCGCCAATCGAATCATTGGGTTTTGTCAATGTTTTCATTAGGTTTTTGAGTGGCCGCGGAGGGGATCGAACCCTCACGCCCGTTACCGGACCCAGGATTTTAAGTCGGGAGTTGGTTCGTCGCAAGCGATTGCCATTCAATCACTTATGGCAATTGCGGTTCCTCGCATCGACAATTCTACGACCACGAAATCAGAATGCAGGCCCAAATCGAGCCGCCCTCTTTCATCGCGGCGGCGTTGAATCCGAACTGAATGGCGAGCGCTTCTTCAAGCGGAATGCCCGAGTGCTCGCGCCACAGAGAACGGATTGCCGGCGGCGTGTCGCGCCAGCTTTCGGGAGCCCAATCGGCCGGGCGCTCGATCACGAACAAATCGGCGGTGTAACCGTCCATAGTGCTTCGCTCCTATTCCGCCGCTTGAGCGAATCCCGAACCTATCCCGCCGCCGATCACCCAGCACCTTATCAACGTGCCGGCGACGTAAACCTGCCGCGGTGCGCCGCAGTCTGCCGCCCGGCGCCGCGACTTGCCGCGATCGCCACCTGGACGTTTCCCCGGCCTCTTGTCATTCACCGATCGTCCCTGACCGCGTTCCGTTCGTTTTCTCGACATCGAATCAGCCTCATGGTTGAAACCCTCTCACTGGCGTTTCCGTGGCCGTTTATTCCAATGTGAACGATTGTGCAGTGATGTTTGACACGTCTGGTCTCTCGCTCGCCAGCAGTGCTAGCGGTTGACCGGTTATCCACGTTGGATGTCGAGCGAAATCCCTTAGCGGAAAAGGAGTTGCGAATGGCGACAGAAATCTCAGAAAAATCGGCTGCGTCGCTATCGGCCGAACAACTTGCCGGTTTATTCGAATCGTGGTTGGCTCGATTCCCTGCTCCGCCAGACTTGCAGCCGGAAACGTGCGATCCGAATCACGGAACGCACATGTTCGAAGTTATCCGCCGGATCGGCGACGGGACGGCCGCCACAGTGCATCGCAATTACCTTCGGCGCGCGGCGGAGTTGTTGCGTCAGCCGACCGTGCGATGGCGACCCGGTGGCGCCCAGCGCTCGCCAGAGATCCCTGACGTCTCACGATCTGACTTAACCGAGATCGTCGCGGTTTGGACCGAGACGTACGACGACGCCGAGCCAGAGCGGTTCGCTCAAATCCGCGGGCTGCGCGCGGCATGGAAGCCGGGCGGCGAGTGGTGGAAGCAATGCGAATCGTGGTGCTACGTGAGCGAGTTGATTGAGACGGCGCCTATTTTCTGAAAGGAACCGACCATGCTGACGAGTGAAGAGTTGCAACCGCTGGATGAGGAGTACCTTGCCGAACTCTCCGATTTGCCGCACCTATCCAGCTTAGACGCAAGGCTTATACGCCAAGCCCGCCAAGCCAACTCCCTGCAAGCCGAGAGCACGCGGCTGCGGGAAGAGAACGAGCGGTTGCGGCAGGATGCTGACCGACTGGACTGGCTTATCGCTAACGGGCACTGTTTTGTGCGAAGCGATGCCGATGGTCCCCACTGGAATGTTCCGTCTCGTGCTGTAATTGACGCCGCCATATCGAAAGGAAACCCATGACCGACCTAACCCCCGACCGCCGTGCGGAGAACATGCGGCTGCGAGAGGCGGCAACGCCTGGACCGTATGAACCTTGGAAGGGACACGAATACCTGGTTTACGCAGGCGTGCTCTCCAATGAGTACTACAGCATCCGGTGTCGCAAAGGCGTCGGTGAAGTATTCCGCTGTCCAGATGAAGATGGATGCGACCACGAGAACCCGGAGCAAGGGACGGTTGACGCCGCCTACATCGTCGCCGCCTGCAACGACCTGCCGCTGTACGAGTCTCGCATCGTCGAGCTTGAGGCGGTGGTGGCGGAGCGAGAGAAGGAGATTGAGCGGTTGCGTGGTTTGATAGAAGCGTGGCGAGACGATGCCTCCAATGCGAGAACCGCCGCTGCGGATGAACGAAGGCAATCGCATAGTATCAGCGGTAAGGTCGAGCAGTTTTTAGAGCGATCCATTGTGTACGACGAATGTGCTGACCACCTGGAACAAGCGATCACGAAAGGAACACCATGACGCCAGAGCAACACGCAATTTTCGTCGCTGACAATTTTCGTAGGGAGATAGAGCGACTGGAAGCAGAACGCGACCAGCAAGCCGCCGAAATTTCGCGACTGCGGGAGGAGCAGCATATCTGTCGAGGCTGCGGACTGCGGGAACTCCACAAGATGTGCCCGGCATGGGGCACGCCTGCGTACATGAACGATAAGCATGACGCATGGGGTAGCGTGCATGGAATCATCGGGCTGAAGAACGACTACCTCCGCTCCACGCTCACCGAGGCGTTGCGGGAGATCAGATATTGCCAAGACTGCTACGAAGCGATTGACGAGGCTGGGCTATACGATGCCCTCGTCCAACTCGCCGCCACAATCAAAGCCGGTTTGGAGCCGGAATCACCACCAACCAAACGAGGAACCAATGAGCCGCCTGAGTGACGCCAAGATTGCCGAGAAGCGAGAGAGCGTGGCAAGACGCGATTCGGACTACATGGACGTTTCCGACCTTCTCGCCGACCGCGAAGCGATCCTCGCCGAGAACGCCGAACTACGCCATGACAAGCGGTATCTCGAAGATTCCCTCTTTGATGCCCGCAAAATGATAGTTGACCTGCAAGCCGAACTCGCCGCCTGCCGTGCGGAACTGAAAGCGGCGAAGCTAGCGACAACTATCGAAGACTGCCCCGACTGCAACGGGACTGGCATCTTCAATCGAGAAGAAGGATTCATCGACGGGATTTACTATCCAGCGATTCACGACGCGACCTGTGATTGGTGCAACGGAACCGGAAGGGCTGAAGCATGACCACCAAGCTATCCGCAAGCGAGATACTTCGCCGTGCGTGCATTAGCGCCGAACAAAACGAACTCTCGTTTGCAGAATCTGTGAGCAACGATGCGAAACTGTACGAAGAGACGATGGATTACGTTCGGCAGTTGCGGGCTTATCGAATCAAGCGATGGGGACGAAGCCGACTAGAAAAACAACTCGACGCAATTTCATCCGTTCCGTTCACCGAAATTATCCGCAGGTCAACATGACCACCATCGACCAACTCACCACGCTCGCACTCCGCTCCACCGGCGACGAAGCTATCGCGGTTCGGCTTGTGTTGAGCGATTTACTTGAGGAACGCGGGGAGCCGCTGGGTGAGATGCTGCGGCTGGCGTGTGAGCGGTGCCGGAAGTGTGGCGGCAAAGGACGTGTTCATCGCTACGGCTCAGTATTTGTTCGGGCAGGAAAACCTTTGCGACCAAGAGACAGTCGGTCAGGAGAACCACAGGGGCGATGCGGCAAGTGCAAAGGGACTGGTGTTCGACGGCTAGAAAAGTTCGCCGCCCTCCGCCCCGTCGTGCTCGGCCCGTTGATCCGAGCGGTCGATGATGCGTTGGATCGCTGCGATTATTGTTGCGGCAACGGCAAAACAATCCTCCCCGGCTCAACACCACAGGCGAGAGAGCCGCAAATTTGGGTAATGACATACTTGACTCACCAAACCCATAAACCGCGATCGATCGCATGACCGCTCAAATTTTTTTCTTACGCTTCTTCAATCGCTGCTTTTTGTCGGCCGCGATCTTGGCGTCAACTTTCTCCTTTGGGACTTTGGCGACCTTGCGCGCCAGTGCATCGAACGCCTTCCAACCAGTTGGCTTCTTGGACATCGGGCATCCTTTCAATTTGAATCGACCAACTCTTGTGACACGCCTTGCATCTGCCGCCCCAGCCGACGGGGCCGGCAATCGCCGGCGTCGGTTTGACGATTTGGCTGCTACCGCAGAACGGACAAAGGCTGTCCGCGCACTCTTCGCAAATGTCGTTGGTGCTTCGGATCGAATCGGCTTTCATGTCGCCACCCGGGAATCGCTCCCACTCGGGTTGCACGATGTATCCCGCCGAGACGCCATCGGGTTTCAGATACTCGCCTCGGTCGCTGCGAGTAAGTTTCCCGCACCAATCGCAGCGGATGCTGCCGTTCTTCATGAGGCTCATTTACTGAATCCCCATAAAGCCCGCGTCATCCTCTGCGGTGAGAACGCGGTAGGTGAGTCGCTTGCCGAGCACGCCTGCCAGGACATGCAGAAATCGGCCCGCATCGTTCGTCTTTCGCTCGTTGAACCGCATCGCCTGTTCGGCCGCATAGCGAAACAGGTGGTAGGGAGCGACGGCGACATAGGTTCCCTTCAAGGTTCGCTTGAAAAGCGCCCAGAAGTTTTCCATGCCGTTGACGTGAACCGTCCCCTTCACGTATTCGACGGAATGATTGATCGACCGATGCCAGTGAGTCAGGCCTATGTCGTTGTACGCTCCGGCCGTGTCGGTATAGACCTCGGCGCCGAACTTGACGTTCTTGCGAATCTCGGGCATCAGCCGTTCGCCGCCGTCGCTGCCGACAACGGCCGTGCGAACTTGACTGCATTGCGTTTCCGTCTTTCGCTGCAAGATGCCGTGAACGATGGATTTATTGACCGCTCCGCGCCCGGTGATTTTCTTCTTTCGCTTCGCGGCGTGCATGTTCCTAGCTTCGCCGCCAACGTAGGTCGTGTCGGCTTCCACCGGGCCGTCGAACTTGTCTTCGCCTTCAATTTCCATCGCTTTGCGAATGCGATGAAGCATGAACCAAGCTGTCTTTTGAGTGACGCCGATAGCGCGGCCCAATTCGTGCGAGCTAACGCCGTTTTTGCAATTGGCGATGGCCCAGACGGCGACGAACCATTTATCCAAGCCGAGCGGCGAATCCTCAAAGATGGTTCCGACCTTGTGCGAAAACTGCTTGCGACAGTCTTTGCATCGCAGCATGTGCCGCGTCTGAATCTCGCCGATGCGGTCGCCGGTTGCTCCGCACGATGGGCAGGTTATTTTGCCGTCAGGCCACTTGATGCGGCGCATGTAGTCTTCGCACACGTCGCGGTCAGCGAAGTAGCGGGCGGCTTCGAGCATCGTTTGAGGACAGTCGGTCATTGCTTAGCTCGCCTTTCCGGGAACGATTTCACCATCGCGGTCAAAATGCCAGCCTTCCTTTTTGGCGTGCTTCACAAAATCGGTCAATGTGAACCAGCAGCCGGCGACAATTGGCATTCCACGACTGTCTCGCGTGAAAAGTTCCCAGCGGTAAACGTCGTTCTCGACTCGGGTTCGCCAAGAGCCGGTCGCCGGCTTGATGTCGTCTGGGTCGATTTGAAAGCCAACGCCACGCGAGAGAATATCGGCCGCCGCTCGTCGCAGACGACCGATGTGGTGAGCGCGATAGGTGTAGCGTCTCCGCATTGCCTAGCCTCTCATTGCTTCAAGAGCGTATCGGGAGTTTTCGCCAAGATACACACCATCCAGCCACCATCCCTTCCTGGTGTCGCCGTGGCGATCTTCCCGGCGCTCCAATACCGCGCCCGCCGCCTTGAGTTCTTTGATGCGTTTTTCTTCTCGACTGTCGTGAAGGTCGGAGACCGGTTTCTGTTGAGCCGCGTACGATTCGTGCATTGCCGTTCTCCCTGCGTTAGTGGTGAGTCAACTACCTAATCATAGAGATATTCGTCGGTGAGTCAAGTATCTTGGCAAGAATTCTGGAAATTTCCGGCCGTGGTGAGCCAAGTATGTCATTACCCAAATTTGCCCCGCGTGTTTTGGAGCAGGAAGGAAAGGCAAGCTCTGGCGTGATTGTCCAGAGTGCGACAAGGGCAACCGATCTGACCGACTCAAGCAGAATATGTTCGTTCCTTGCACCCGCTGCGACGGCGCGGGAGTTCTTCTCGAAGTCCCTTGCGAGATATGTCACGGTGAAGGCTTAGTCGCCGCTCCACCAGGCGACATTGCCCGCCGTTGGTCATGTGATCCGTGCTATGGCGCCGGCTACATCCCCTCCCCGCTGCAACCGCTCTACGAACGCCTCGCTCTACTGTTCATGCCCGAGGCGGATGGAGTGAGACGCGGCGATGTTGGGGTGATTTTGAAACTACTGAACGAGACGCCGAAGGAGCCGACGTGAAAGCGATAACGAAACACGACTTTACGGAACGCATCTGCGAAGAAATGCTTGGCTGGAAGTGGATGTCTTTCGTCGGAACACCTGTGAGAGGCACGGACGGGTATCCAGCCAAGTGCCGCGTGCGGCAATTCTTGTCGCCAAAATCGCTGAAGTCTGCGGGTTGGCAAGAGTACCTGGCCGAAAACGACGGACGCGAAGCCACCGGCGACGAACCGCTGGCGTACTGCTATTGCAGTAGTTGCGGGCCAGAGTGTCCACCGCGAATCATTCTTTTAATTGAAGAGTCGTAAGGAACCGACGCAATGAAGATAGACGATGCCGGTCTCGTTGGATTCAACACGAAGGTCGTTGTGCTGGCGAGCGAAATAAAAACTTGGTCGCCAGAGAGAATGTCGCGATTCTTTCGCGGGCTTGCGATGGTCATGGCTGCAGTGCGAGGCGACGGTGAAGAGAAAGTTACGAACGACAAGGAGCCGACGTGATGCAACCGATGACGAGCGAGAGATTGGAACACTTACGGCAAGGCTATGGACCGTCACGCGAAGAGGTCGCTTGGCTTGTCGCCGAAGTCGAGCGCCTACGCGCCCGCCGCGCCAACGACTCCCTCGAAGGCTGGCTCATCATCGAAGAGTACGACGACGGCAGCCTGCTTGTCGAGTCGCGTTCCGGCGATCGGAAGCGGATTGCATTTGCCAGGGATGCGACGGTGGAGAAGTTGAAAACAGAACTAGCCGCCGAGCAGCAGCGAATCATGCGGCTGCAATTCGAGAAGACAACGTGGAAAGAAGAGACGGAGAAGCTGCAAGCCGAGAACGCGACGCTGCGGGATGATGCGGAGCGATACGCCCACATCGTAAAGCACAGTTGGCTCGATGAGTGGATTCAAGCCGAGCGAGAAATCATCGACGGCGACAAGGCATCTCACGACGCCGCCATCGACGCGGCGAGAAAGGCGAACGGCTAATGGTTGCCCACTACGAGCCGGCTGACGGCTTTCACGTTGGCGAGTATCTGAAAGATGAGCTTGCCGTGCGAGGATGGAGTGTGGCTGACTGTGCGATGCGCATGCCGGGCGACTTTGCAACAAACCACCTTGCGTTGGAGTTTACGATCGCAATGGCGGACTTCGACGGCGACCCGATGAAGTACGTCGATTGCACGATTGGCGACGAATTGGCGAGCGGGCTAGAAGTAGCAACTGGAATTTCTGCGGAGTGCTGGCTGAATCTGGAAGCAGAATGGAAGCGATGGGCGAGAAAGGAGAACCAATGACTCAACCACAACAATCGTGCGGAACGTGCAAGTGGTCTGAGTGGTCCGGCAGGGGTGTTTCCGACCGACACAAAAAACTCGGCTATGGTCGATGTCACTTTCCGCTTGCGCCGGTGCCATCGTGCTATAGCACCAACTTTCAAAAGATGCTGATTCACATCGACGACGGACAATCCTGCCCCTGCTACACGGCGAAAGACGCCGAGAAAGGTTGAGTGAGAGATGAATAAAGAGCATTTGGAAATCATTGGTTACTTCGTGGAGTTCGTCCAAGGTGGCGGTCCCGCTACCGGCAACTGGAATATATTTAGTCGCTGGATGGAAGAGATGGGATACGCCGAAGATGAAGTTGAGTCGGCGGTGAAGGCTCTTGGTGAAGAGATTGGGAGAGACTTATGACCACCCCCGACCCCACAACCCGCGAAGGCCGCGATGAATTGCGGCGGTTGAAATCACAACTAGACGCGGAGGTAAACAACTTGCGTTTTGCTCGCGAGTGGTACTGCCTTCAGCGAGCGTGGTTAGAAACGTCTGCTGAAGCCATGCCCGCCGCCATCGACTTCATCGACACGCTCATCGCCGAACGAGACGAAAGCGATGCTGAAGCCGAGCGAATGAGAAAGATCAATGTCGATCTCGTCAACAGCGTGAAGCTAGAGCATCAAGGGGTCGCTCGCCTCGTCTTAGAACGAGACGCGAAGGATGCGGAGATCGAGCGGCTGCGACCATACGAAGAGCAATGGCAGACCGCCCAGCGTTACGTCAGTGATGCCAATGAAGCGGTAAACCGTCTGACCGCGAAGCTCAACGCATTACGCGATGCCGTGGCGGAAGTGGTTGATGTGGAATCAAACGCCATTCCCGTTCAATTCAAGATGGACTGCATGAGAGCGAGAATTAAGCGAGACGAGGCGGGCAATGAAATCGGCGTATATGAGAACCCAGCCGGCGAACGCCTTGCTCGGGCGTGGAGAGAATCGCGATGACCAGCGAACGAGACGTGGGCAGTCTGCCGCTGCTTGCGGTAGCAGCCTATCTCTTTTCAATCCGCGGTATCGGCGACCGCTCTCTTTCTGTTACGTCGGCACTCACGATAATCGTCGGCTCTTCCACTTCCCCAGCCGGCCATTCGTCAGGCACATCGGGAATCGTCGTATCGCGCGTTCGCGCGTAGACGCTCGCTCGCTCAATGCGTCGATCCAGTGGTGCCGTTAGCAGACGAGCGAGCAGGCCAGCGAAAAGCGAACCGACGACGCCAACGGCGAGCAAAAGAAAGCCGATGGCGGTTAGAGCGTTCACGCGACGGCGGGCGCCGATGTCGGCGCAAGAGGGCTCGACGGCAACTGCTGGCGCTCACGTTCATGCACCGCGTACAATCGTAGCCCATCGGCCAGCGTTGTGCTTGGCCGCCAATCGAGAACTTCGGCCGCGCGCCGCACATCGGCCGCGCAATGCCGAATGTCGCCCGGTCGCGATTCGCCGGTAATCATCGGCTCGATATCCGGCCGGCCGAACGCGGCGGCGAGCTGGCGAGCCGCATCGGCCAAGGTTGTTCGCTGGCCCGTGCCAATGTTGACGACGTCGCGAGCATCCGATTCAACCGCCAGACGAAAGGCTCTTGCGACGTCGCGGACGTAAACGAAGTCGCGAGTCTGTTGGCCGTCTTCGCAGACTCGCGGGCGCTCGCCTCGGAGTATATCGCCCGCCCAGTTGGCGAGAACGCCGGTGAGCCGATTGGTCTGCGATTGGCCGGGGCCGTAGCAATTGAAGAGACGAAGAGCCATCGTCGAAATGCCGGCTTGCTCGGCAAGGATAAGGCATAGTCGCTCCTGGTCGAACTTGGTCAGGCCATAGACGCTGGTGGGCAGAGCGGCGTCAGCTTCGTGGGTTGGGCGATGCGGGCAGCCTTCGCCGTAGATCGACATCGAACTCGCCACGACAAGTCGGCTGATTCTGGAAGGCGACCGCTTGCAAACAAAATCCATGAAGCTAGCAGTCGCTTCGCTGTTCGCTCGAACATAGTCCAATGGGTTTGCGGCGCTATCGGCGACGCTCACGCTGGCGGCCAAGTGAACGACTGCCTCGATCTGGCAGTTCTTCAGAATCCAGTAGAGATAGGACCAATTGGAAACATCGCAATGATGAATCTCGAGGCCCGATTCTCGCAAGTAGGCAATCGTTGGAATCTGCTTGTCGATGGCTACAACTTCATGCCCATGCTTGCGAAGTTCCGCGCAAACATGCCGGCCGATGAATCCCGCGCCGCCGGTGACCAAAACGCGCATTTAATCCTCCGCCTTTTCGTGGGGACAAACGAAAACCACCGTCTTCGTTATCTCATTGAACCCGACCATATCGTCAAACATGAAGTCGACGTGCTTCGCCATCCATCGCTTATGAGCACGGCCGTGATCGATCGGGCCTTGCTGCATCAAATGGGGATCGAGCATGTCGGGATCGATGCCGAGCGCTCGCAAGCGCTCGCAGTCTTCCGGCCAGCGACTGCGAAGATGGTTGCTCGTGACGCACAGCCGATGGCCGGCGGCGTGCATGGCGGGAATGAACGCCGCGAAGAAACGCGGGAAGCCGTAGATCGTCTGGTCGAGATCGAGGCCGATGGTAAGCTTGTCGCCGTTCATTAGCCGTTCTCAATCATCCTCAATCGGGTCTGGATAAATCGCCGGATCATAAGGATTCGGCGTCGGAAACTCGTTCGGATTCCAAAGCTGATACATGCTGGCCGCTTCGTGCGGCGCGAACATCCCAGCCAACCACGCTTCGGCGCCATAGCGATCTATGGGAATGTTTCGCCATCGCGGGTGACTAAAAACCGCGTCGTTGCGAAACCAGAAGAATGTGCCGGCCAGCATCCAATTGCCGTGGCGCAGGCCGCTCGGGTACGGCGGGTTGTCTGCCCAGATCATCTTGTGGATACCAGCGGCGACGTGCGTTTCCAGTTCAACCATGCAATCGCCGGCGCGGTCAAGCAGGTGATGGTAGGCCGCGTTGCGCCAGAGCGTCGCCCCTCGCGTGGCGTTCGGCAATTCGCACGCCGTGTCGATACCTTTTGTGTGAGCGTAGAACGTCGCTTCATTGGCGACCGGTCGCGCGACCGAAAGCAACAGCGGCAAAAAAGTGGCGACCTCGCGAAGCAATGGATCATTGGGGAGCGTCATGAATTCCGCGACGATGCCGGCTCGTTCCATTTCGCGAATCGCAAACTTCGCTGGGTAAAGATTGTCGCCGGTCGCAACGGCGATTCGACGATGACCGTTGAACACGTCGATTCGCTTGGCAAGTTGACTCGCGTTCGCTCGCCATAGGTCGTTCGTTTTTAGCGGGCAGACGTGATAGATCAAATTGCGTATCGCTGGCCGCGGTCGCTTTGGAGATCCATAGAGCACCTTCCAGGTGGTCGGCGTCGCCGCGACTGGCGAATCTGCTGCATAACGCTCGCACGCCCACTTCAATCGCTGCGCGTCATTCCACGTCGACCAAAAGCCGGCGGGCAATTGCAGTTCGCCGTAGGATGCTTCGCGAACGGCCCGATCTAGTAAATGTCTCGAATCGATGTAACTCACGGATAAATCAACCCTGCCCCTCGTTCGTCAAAGGCATCGGTGCGAGGTCCGACGCGCAGTACGCTCAACCAAAAGTGACTCACCAGCACGCTGTAGGCGCTCGTGTTTTTCACCGTCAAGACTTGATCCTTGTCGGCGTTGACCAGGCACGATGGCGCCGCGACGTTCTCTCGCGTCGTCAGAAACTCCGTGCCGTAGTTATCACGCTCGATGTCTTGCGATCGCTCGACCGCATAGCCGGCGTCGTCTTGATCGAGATAAAGCGTCAACTTGAGAAACGCACCGCGCGGGGCGTCGGAACTGGTTAGCGTGCAAGCGAACGACACGAGATACAGGCCGGCGAGATCGATGATTAAGCCGTCGCCCACTTCGTTGCGAGTGACGCCGAGCGCCTTTTGCAGATCCAATGGAGTTATCGTCAAGCCGCTACCAACCGTCGCGCCGGCGAATCCTACGCCGCATTTGCGGGCCTGATGGTTGCTCGGAGCAATCCAGGCCGTGTGAATTTCTCCTTTGCCGGAGCGGGCGGCGACATCGTGAGAAATGCAGGTGAAGCAGTAGCCGGTTGAAGAAACCCACCACTGGCCAGCCATCGGCCCGCACGGCGCGCCGTTGGGCAGGTCGTCGTCGCTACCATCGTGCAAAACGGGCAACGGCCAGTCGCGCGAACACACGCCATAGCGATCGGGCAAAATCGACTGCGGCCCGTTGACGACGAACATCGCGGGGTCCATTGTGGCGATCGACTCTTCGTTCGGCTTATCGACCCGCCATACAACCTGGTCGCCGTGAAGCTCCTGATTGAAGAATCGGTTGCGACGGCCGGGGCCATCCTCATTCAGATCGACGAGCCGCAGAATGGCGTGTGGCGGTATCGTGTCGCTGCCGGCGTTCTTGCACCTGAGCCAGCGTTTCGATTGAAGGGAGTTCGACGGGAACATTAGCCGCGGTCCTTATGCCGATCGTCGGCCATGGCCCGGGCCGGTTTGTCGGCCACAAGTAGAGCCGCCCTGACTCGCTCGAATAAACGCCGCTCGGCATGATTCGGCGTCGGCAAGGCCTCTTCTCGATTGCGGCTGGCTCGCATGGTGGCAAAGCCATCTTCACCCACGCTCCAGGTGACTTGAGAAATAGCGCCATCGGGTGAGACGGGAAGCCAGCCTACGATTGACACGCTACGAGGCTGCGACAGTTGGTAATCGCGCTGCGCCGCATCCAAGTAATATGCCGCTTTCTCTTTAATTTCCCGCTCGTTGCTTCGCGACTGATTTGCTACCGGATCGTGCGAGATCCAATGTTCGAAGGTGGCGTCGTCGTGAATTAGATAGCGATCAGCGTTTCCCAGCTTGCTCTTGCCGCGACGCAAATCGCGAAAGACTTCCGCGCGCAGCCAGCCGCGGGTTGTCGCGTCACGAACACTGCACGTTGTGCGTAGCCATAGCTTGGCGGGAATCGGCAATCGAATCGTCACGAAGCCGCCGGCGCCCGCACCGCCGATTGTCGTCTTGTAGCGATAGACTGGCTCAGCGAAATGAACGATTCCGTTCTCTTGGTCGATCGAAAAACCGCCAGGAAATTGCTTCTCTGTGTCGTACGGATTGTAGCCGTATTCGCTTTCTGGAAAGGCCCGTAAATTCGGTTGCGGCTTAGAAACGTTGTCTCCATAAGCATCGCGAACGCCGTCGCCTGGCTTGTCATTGAGCGTGTTAAACAGTCCCCAAACTTGCGCCGGCTTGGGCTGCTTCTTGAAGTCGATTTCGGCCGTTTCGATTTGAATGGACTCGATCGGCAAAATGCGCGACAGATTATTGATGACTTCCGGCCCGCCCCCGCGCCCGGCGCCAAACAGCGTCAACGGCGTGACGATCCGGTATGCCTTGAACGCCCACGCCTGAACGAGTCGACGGGCCTTAATATCGGGGATCGAGCCGCAATCGGGGAAATCCAGATCGGACCAGCCATTGGCTGACTTCGGCTTGAACGCCGAATCGTTCAGCTTGACAATTCGCCCATCGGTTTCCTTCATCACCGGTTCGAGCAAAAAATCTTGCTGGAAACGACTTCGCCCGCCAACGAACACTAGTCGATCGGGCGCCTCGGGCGGATCGAGCGTTTCCGAGTCCTCGGTGACGTTCGGCCCGCTCGGGAGTTTCGCACCGATCCCGACCGGGCAGATTCTCACGATGTTGTTCAGCGTCAAGACGACTCGATAGCCGGCCGCTTCTGAAAGCCTGGCAAGAGCTTCCGCCGGCAGTTCGTAATCCCATTCGGTGACGGGATATTGATCGTCCGGTAGAAGCGAAACGTCATAGCGCCGTTCGCCCATGGCGTCGAGGCACATGGTCGCCAGTTGTCGCGTGCTGCGGAGCGTTTCGGGGACGATCGAATCTTCCGCCGTTCGACCGTCGCCTTTCCGCACGTTGTAATAGCCGCTGATGCGTCCATGCAATCGCCATTTCCAGCGTCGATCGAGGACGGTGAGAACCATAATGCGACGGTCGCCGCCGATCTCGAAATCGACCTTATCCGCCTTGCACTCGGGAAACGTGAGGCGGCCGCCGGCATACTGCAAAACGAGCGGGCCCACGTCGGCCACGTTCTCGCGTTGTGGCGCGATGTAAAGCGTGCAGGCGTTCGGCGAGATGCCTGGCGTGAAAGTGAACGAGGCCGCGACGAGCGAGCGAATGCCGGCGAAATAAAAGAGACCTTGGGGAGCAGACACGCGACAAGACTACTCCGCTTTGTTCACGACAATTTTGAGTTTCCGTCCATCGTGTGGAAACGTGTCATATTCGGCCGGGCTGGCGCCGGTCACTTTGACGCGAAACCAGAGCCAGAATTCGGCGCCGTCGGCGGCGGCTTGAAAGGCGGTCAGATCAGCCGATTGCCAGTCGTATTGAGCCTTGCCGCTGGCGGCGACTGACCATGAAGCGCCGGTCGTCGTCCAGTCGTGGATGACCGTTCCGCCGTCGGCAACCAGCTTCGTTTCGACCGTTAACGACGTTCCATCGATCGCTTCGCCACCGCGCATCAGCGTTCGGCCGATTGGCGTGAGCGAATCGAGATCGGTGACGTTGTGAATCTGTTCGGAGTTTTCGTAGGCCATAACAGGCTACTCGCCGTTCAGTTCGCGAAATGTGTCGTCGGGGCCATTTAATTCGCAAAATCGGTTGTCAGTACCATGCAGGTCTGGCCAATAAACAGCACTTCGAACCGCCGGCGGTGCGGCTGTCGTGCCGCTCCACCAGCCGAGCATCTTGCGCAGAAAATCGACAAAGCCCATTAACTCACCCCGGTAATCGGTTCAGCCGTCCCATCAGTCGCAAGCGTGCGCCGCCCGAGCTCCGTCGTTCCATCGGTGCGATAGACGGTTAGCTCACCTGGATTGTCGTCGGTGTTCGATTCCTGAGCCTGCTGAATCATGCCGTACTGGCTCGACAGCGAAAGCGAATCGCCATCGCTGGACGCCTCCACGTTGGCTTGCGTGCGGCGCCGAACGTGATCGGCAATCTTATTGGCGACCGCTGCTGCCAGATCTGCAACTGCGAGCAACGAAGCGTCTAGTTTGTTCGCGTTGGTGAAAGTAAGTTGGTCGGTCTTGGCTTTGATCGCTGTGATTTCGGTATCGACCAATCCGAGAATCGTGCTGATATTCGTATTCGCCGTACTGAGGTTCGTCAACAGCGTGGCAATCTCTGAATCGACGGCCGCGAAAATCGCCGCCAATTGCGTGCTATTGCTGTCCATCTCGATGCGAACATCCGCCGCTGAGTGCGTTGAGAACCCAGTCGCCTTGAAATCATTCCTGGCCGCATAGATCGCCGTGTAGAGCGTGTCGAGGTCGTTGATGGTTCCTGTGACCGAGTAGCCGGTCTTGTCGGCGTTGGTGCCGACGGTGACTCGCCCGGTGGAAGACGTAATGGCAAGATCAGCAAAGTTCGCTGGGAATGATTGCGTAAGACTGTAGCCAGTCTTGTCGCTCACCGTGCCAGCGGTTACTGGGTTGGTAACTGAGGCAACTGCGCCAGAGACGCTAGCGACCACCTGGCTCGTGGCAATCGTCGTGCCCGTCAGTCCAACAGTCGTTGTCGGCGAACCCACGTTCGCCCAATCGATCCCCGCTTCGCCGCCGGCGGAAACGTCGAGCGTTCGCCCCGCAGTCGTCGGACGTAGTGGCGACTGAGCCTCAATCGAGAACTCGCCAACAACTTCCCCAACGACTGAAACGCTATCGACCGTTCCCGCCGTAATCACGATTTGATAGTTCGACCCCGCCGCGAAACCGTTGCCCGAAGTGGCGACGACGCGCACGTTGTTTAGGCCGGTGCGCGAATCGAAATCGACCGAGAGCGTGACGCCAGCGGTAATCTCGGTTGTCGAATTGTCGGCGTAGATCGCGACCGACGGCGTGCCGGCGAGCGTATGCGGTGCGCCGGTGCTGAACCTGCGAGAAGTGAACTTGAAATCAATCGTTGATCCAAGCGCGTAGTCTGGTCTCATATCGCCAACCCTCCCCCTCGACCAACCAAGCCTGTGCGGCCAACGAGGCCAAATATCGAACCACTAGCCCCCGCCGGCGTCTTCGCCGCAAACGAATACCGCCTGCCCGGCAACGCCATCGGCGACAATTGAGTAATCGCTGTCGCTGGGTCGCCAGCCGCGTCCAGTTCCGCGTACAGCATCCCCAGCCCGCTGTTGTTTAGCTCCGTCTTTTCATCGCCCGTCAACAGCCGGTTCCACTTCGCGACTCTGGCAATCAGCCCGTCGAAATACTGAGCGGCGTTGGAGCGTGAACCGATAACGAGATTCGTCGTCGAATCGAAAATTCCCGTTGTGTGCGAGGTCGTGTTTTCCGTGCCGTTGACTGAGATGCCGATAATGTCGTTCGTCGCATCGTGCCAGCCGAGCAAGTGATACCAGACGCCAGTGGACAGCGCCCCAAAGGTTGTTGCCGCGACTGTAGTGCTTGCCGTGCCGTTGTTTGAGACCTGGAACGCTGCTTGGCTGGACGTGTTGATAAACAGTCGAACTTCATCTTGACCGCCAGCGCCATTCCACTTGCTGACGACGTGCATGTTCGTGCCCGGCGTCGAGGCGAGTTTAACGAAAGCCTGCCAGGTGTAATTGGCGTCGCTATGAGAAACGTCGGCGTGATCCGTGACCTCAAAGTATTCAGTGTCGGCGGCTGCAAACGCACGAGCCGAACTCGCCCCGCCAGGCCCGGTGTCTTGCCCAATCGTTCCCGAAGTCTCAACGCCCGTATGACCACCGTGCGCATCAACGGCGTTGCCGCTGGCTTCTGATAAATCAAACCACACCTTCAAGTCGCTTTTCAGCGCCATGCTACATAACCTCCTTGACTTCAGGAGACTTTACTACTACAGTGTTCTCATGCCGCACATCATCGACATTTCTGGTAAAGTTTTTGGTGAATGGACAGTATTGAAATACATTGGCATATCGGCCAATAACGGGGCGATGTGGGAATGCCGATGTTCGTGCGGTTTTATTAGGCCATGTTCTGGCAGTAATCTGCGAGGCGGCATTTCTACAAGGTGCCGCGCATGTGCAGATGCAATCCGACGTGCTGGCAGGCCAAGGCATGGCATGGCCGGAAAGCCGATCTATTGCGTTTGGGCAGGAATGCTTCAGCGATGCAACAACAAAAATCACAAAAACTACAAGGAGTACGGAGGCCGTGGGATTCGCGTGTGCAAGCGATGGTTGAAGTTTGATAATTTTTTCAAGGACATGGGAGAAAGGCCGGAAGGAACGACACTTGATCGCATCGACAACGACGGAAATTATTGCAAACGCAATTGCCGCTGGATTACCCGTGCAGCACAAATGAGAAACACGCGAGCCAATTGTTTTCTTACATTTCGCGGCGAGACAAAGACTCAAGCGGAGTGGGCTGAACTCACAGGCATTCATCAGCGCATTATTTCGGATCGAATCGCTCGTGGATGGGACGTTGAAACCGCGCTGACGAGACCACCAGGACTGGGCAAGCGAAAGCGAGCCAAGTGAGTCGTACCAGACTTTGAGGTCGGTCTTGAGTGCCATTGAAAAATGGAGCGGGTCATCACGGATAGCCGTTGCCGGCGCGCCGCCCGTTCGACGATCTTCTATCGCCTACCCGCGCATGTGTGTTCCTAAATAATGATGAACGTCACGTCGTTCGCCGGAGCCTCAGTCAAGGCGGTGCAGGTGAAACGCCCGCGTCCACTCACCAAGGCGTAATCCTCAATCGTCGTCCCTTGCCCGAGCAACGCCCCGCTGGTAAAGATGACCAAACGCCCGTTGTAATGGTCCGCCGTCGCCTCGGTGATGTCGTCAGATTCAAATTGAGTCGTCGTCGGTGAAACGGTGTCGTCAACCGTGCCGAGAATGATGGTCAAGGCAGAGGCGTCCAACTTCGTGACGGAGGCGCTGGCAAGCAGGCGAGCTTTCACGTCTGAGGCGAGCTTCGCTAGGGCGATGGCGTCTGAGGCAATCGCCGCCGCATCAATTGCACCGGCTGCGAACTTAGCGTTGGTAATCGCTCCGGTGGCAATCTTCGCTGCTGCGATGGCGTCATTGGCGATTTTGTTCGCGGTGATCGCGTTGTCGGCAACCACGGTCGAGGTAATTGCGTCCGCTGCAAACTTGCCAGCGGTGATTGCGCCGGTTGCGATTTTTGCCGCTGCAATCGTATCGCTCGCCAGTGTATTCGGTCCGATTGCGCCAGAGTTCCAAGCGGTGCCGGCTCCACTTACTACATTGGCGTCCACCACCCCGTTCGCTGGCTGATTAATCTGCCCCGCGCCCGTGCCTCGCGTGTACAACCCGCCAGAGGCTTCGGCGGCTGCATTTGGCAATGCGGTCAAGCCAAGGCGAACCGTGTCTTGCGGGTCGAAGTCAACGAGATGGATGTAGCAGCCGATAACCACCATATTCGTGATCGTGCCGCCAACGAACACACCGTTCGCGCCACTCGCCACCGCCGCGTCTGGTAGGTCGAGACGGTAATAGCCGCCACCGATATGCTCGATGCCGCCGTCACTATGGGCGTCGGTCAGTGCCGACAAAGCCGCCTCAGTAATCGAGACAACCGCTGCACCTTCTCGGCGGTAGAACAGGTCGATGCCTGACGTGTTATGTTCGACGCCTGTTTCAGGCGTGCCGTCGCCGCTATCGACGATGCGAATGATTACGCTCTGATCTGTTGACCCTTTTTTGATTTGCCGCACTAGATCAATCCTCCGCCAAAGATGCCTTCGCCTTGAAGTCGCAAGAGCAGGTCGCCGGCCGCCGCCGCTGGCTTGATAATCACCGTGGAAGCTACAAATCGAGTGCTAGAACTCCAGGTGATCGTTCCGCCTGGCGAAGTGCCCGCCGCTGATGTTTGACGGTAAGCGGCGATTCCCGTTGTAGTGCTTGGATATTCACCAAATTCGGACCAGCTATTATCGACCGAGCATGTGAGCGATTGGCTGATGCTCGACGTAACCAGCACACAGAGCGAATCGTTCTGAGCAACCGTCGCCGTCGGCACCGCCATCGTTGCCGCGAAACCGCTAGCGGCGGAATTGCTTGCATCGAACGGGCTTGAGGCAGCTTGCCCATTGATGCGAAGAATGATCCCCGAAAGCGCGGCTGACCCCGGAAACGAGATCGTTGGCGTATCGTCGCCGCCGCCCGTTGCGATCCGCCGAAAAACCGTCTGTCCAAGGTTCACGACAGCTGTTTCGATGTAATGCACCAAGTCCCAACCGCTCGGCGTGCTGGCCTGTTGCCGGTTTTCCGACGTGACGACCGCCAGCAAAAAGTCACCACTGGCAACGCCGCTCGGCGCGTTCATCGCGAGCGAGGATGTTGCCGACTCGGCAACGGCGCTGATTGATTGGAGGACAGGCGCGGGCATTCGCTAAATCCCATGCTTCGCACAAGCCTGCAAAATCGCCGCGTTGACGCTCGACACGCTCCCATCGGTCGAGAGTTTCGCGTAAAGCGAATCGGCTTCATCAAAGCTCGCTTTCGCCGCCGCCGCCGACGAGGCATAATCACCCGGCGAGTAACCGCCCAGTGTCGCGCTCAAGTCGTAATGACCTGCCTCGCTGCCATCGCCATCGCGGGTCTGAATGAACGCCGCTCGCCATTCGCGGAGTTCGTCGAGTCCATCGCGGATTTTGCGTAGGCCGGAATGAAGCCGTGCTGTGAGTGGCTGACCGGGATTCGAGTCGATAAAGTTCGCCGCCATTGCCTTCTCCTGTTAATGAATCATGCGTCAATCTCAATCCGAGTTTGAACTCAAGCTCATCCTCGGCTGTTTATTTCTTGTCCTGCTGCTCGTTCTCAAATTGCTGGGATGCCTCGACTCTCACGAGCCAGTTCCCGGCGACTAGCTCACCGCATACGTCTTATCCGGCCCCACATTCACGCTCACGTCGTCCAGCGTGCAGCGATTCGTCTTGAACCCAGCCGAGAGCGTTACGATTCCATAGGGATCGTCGAACGTCGCGCCGCGATAAAGCTGGACGACATTCGTAACTGTCTTGCTACGCATGTCCTGTGAGAAATCGGCCACGCCTTCGCCGCTGACCGTCAGCGTTGTGATCGTGCCCGTGCTCTTGTAGATCATCCGGCCGCCGTCGATGTCGATCGAGGCGTGAGCCGCGGCGTTGATAACGAGCGTGCCGGCCGTCTGGTCGATCGTCGTCGAAGCGCTGGCGATCTCACACGAACCGCCGGATTGATCGAGGTTCGTGAGCGTCAGGCCGACGCCGCAAAAGACTTGAGCATCGGCGTCTTGATCTTCACGATAGCCGATAGCGAGCGTTGCAACCGTGGCCGTTTCTCCCGCCAACCAAGCGATGCCAAGCGAACCTTTGCTAACGCGAACGACGTTGCTCGCGTTCGTTCCTTTCCAGAGGATGGCCGGCAAGGCGTCGGCCGACTGGCCGCTATCGACGACGATCAGCGTGCAAGCGACTGAACCGACATTGATCTTGATTCGCTGCGAACCTTCTCCTTCGCCGCCGCCGATCGTGAGCGTCGTCGCCGAAACCTTCAGATACGTCTCGCGATATTCGTAATACTCGGTGTCGGTTTTCACCGGCAAACCGATCTTTCCGGTGTAGCTCTGCTTGATCGTGAGGCTCGTCAACGTGACCGCGCTAGCGTCCAGACCGTAGAGGCAATCACTGTCGCCGTTTTCGAACACGATGTCATCGCTGTTCGCCGGAACGGTTCCCGCGTCCCAGTTGTTCGCGTTATCCCAATGATGTGGGCCGGTGGGCGTCGTCGCCGTCGAAACAGTGAAGGTGTCCGAGCCCGCGCCGGTGAGACTGGCGCCGCTGGCCGTCAAGACTTGATCGGCGCCAGCCAAGTTGGCCGTGAATTCGATGCGGTACCCGTAGCCGCTCGCCAGCGTTCCGTTCGCGGTCACCGTCACGTCGCCGACGCCAATGTTCGAAAGAGCCTCCAGGGCCGATTCGACTGTTGCGGCCGAAGCATTGTACGCGATCGTACCGGTCGTCTGGCCATCGTAGGTGAGCGTGAACGTGCCGCCAGTGGGCGAGCCAGTGAGCGTCACGTCGATGACTTCGTTGATCGCTTCCACCGCCTCTTGCGTGGTGGTTACGCCGATTCGCCCACCGGTCAAATTCGCCGCCGATCCGGTAAGCTCCGACACATCGCGCCGCGTCGTGTTGGAAAAGAAAACGATGTAGGCGTAAATGCTGTCGGTAGAACCGTCCGGCTTGTAAGGCTGGACGGCGATTTCGCCGGCGCCGATATTCGACAAGGCTTCCAAGGCGGAGTCGATAGCCGCCGAAATGTCAGCGCCGGTCCAGGTAATGTTGCCGGTCACCTCCATTTCGAACGTGAGCGTGAACGTGCCGCCCGAGGGGACACCCAAAATCTCGACAAGCTGCGCCTCGCTGGTTGCCACGCTGGTCGATGTTTGCGATTGGGTGATCGACCAGTCGTCGTTGTCAACCGTGAAAACCGGATCGAAGGCCGCCACCGTTTGCACGACGAAGGCGCCCAGCGGCCGAATGATTTTGCCGAAGCCAGTTGAATCGTCTGGGTTGTCAAAGACAGCAATGTTGCCAACGCCGACATTCGGCAGAGCCTCGAGAGCGGCTTGCACCTCCGCCGCCGTGGCGTGCGGCGCAATCGTGACTGTCGAATAAGTTGGCGCCGCCGGCAATGCCGAGCCGCCGGTTCCGTACGCTTCGCCGTATTGGACGCCGATCCGATAATAGCCGGGCGACGAATCGCTGGCCGCCAGTGTCCATTCCCAGTTGATGTACGGGTATTCGCCATCGCGAAGCGTCGTGACGCGAATGCGACAGGCGCCGGTTAAATTCGCGCCGTTGGCGACGATCAGCGGAACATTCGCCGCTGGATAGTTCAGGAATTCGACCGTCCAAGGTCCGCCCGTCGGACCATTGACGTCGACGCCGCCGGGACCGAGGTTTGTGAAGCCTTCCAGGGCCGTCGAAATTTCCGCCGCCGTCGAATCGTAATCAAGGTTGCCGCTCGTCTCTTCGGCGAACGCTAGCGTGAACGTTCCGCCGGTTGGCGGGCCGGGCAAAGCGATCGTCTGAATCTCGTTCCGCGCGGCTGACCCCTTTTGAACCTCGGTGATCGACACACCCAAGGGCTGTGCCGCACTGGCCGAACTGCTAACCGTGAAAGGTTTGCCGTCGCCCGCGCCGGTCAGAACCAAGTGCGTTGGGGCGCCGAATTGATCGGTGCCGGTCGACGCCGTAAGTTCCTGAAATTCTGGAATCTGGCTATCGCCGATCGCCGCAACCATTTGAGCGATCAGATTCGCCCGCGTGGCGGCGCCCGCCGTCACGGTAATCGTCTTGCGATTGATCGTCAACGACCAACGGTCGCCGATAGAGACGGCCGTTTCGCCGGGAGTTATCCAAGAAACCTGAGGAATGGGGGCGGCATCGCCGCGCCAGAGTTTCGTCGCCATGCTGAATTGGTACGGCCAGAGCGTACCACTTTGCAACGGCAACTAGCGACCATTTCGCTAGCCACTAGTAATTCACTCCCCAAACATGCGGCGTGCCGATCAGCGCCGTGGACGATTCGAAGCGATAGTTCCAATCGACGGCGAAATCCATATAGCCGTCCCTTCGCCGCTTGGGGCTCGTCACGCGGCGGGCGCCGCTTTCGACCAGGGCCGCCGGCCAGATTGGGCGCGCGGGCGCCGGCCGTGCATAAAGGCCCACTGCCTGGCCGCTCTGTTCGACACGAAAGACAGTCTGCTGGCGGAGCAATTGCTTGACGGGCGGGCCGGCGAGCGTTTCCAAGTGGCCGTAGCGCGGTCCGCCGCCGCTGAACGAGAGCGATTCGGTGAACGATCGCAAAGCCGTTTCGATGTTGGTCAACGGAACTTCGGCTTCGACGGCAATCGAGTATTCGTAGTTCGTCACATAGCCGGCTCGGTTCATCGTCGGAAAGCTGGCCGCCACGACGCGCACGCCGCCGATCGTGTTGGCCGTGAGAATCCGCTGCGAACTGGCCGTCGTGCCGTTCGGCAGATAGATGGTGATGTCGCGGTCGTTTTCGCTGTAGGCCGTTTTTAGCGCAATGACTTGCTCGTTGATGTCGTCGGCATCTTCGCCAACCAGACGGCCGCGGATGTCCCAGCGAACGCGTTGGGCGTAGGGAGTGCCGGCGTCAGTCTCGAGCGATTCGACGCCGATGCCGATATCGCACTCGCCGATGGCGTGGGAGTAGTCGCCGTATTTGAGGAACATGCCGGCCATGGATTAATCGTTGGCCGACGGCGTACCACTTATCAACCAGATTGGCCGCTATAATGCCGAAAGCCGCCAGCGGGTAACTGACGGCTTTCGAGTTGGCCTGAGGCCCGTGCGACTGACTTATTGCATGGTATGCCTCGGGCGGTTGACCGTCAACGCCGTCCAAGGAGAAAAGCCATGCCTCAAGCTGTGCAGCCGTCGTTCCCGATGTTCATTGTCGTTCGTGAAATCGACAAAGAATATACGCTCAAAACTCTGCCGGCCAAATCACCAGTCTCTTCCGTAAGCGTTTCTGTGCAGGGTGTCGAACGCAAGTTCGTCGCCTGGTTCGTCGACGCGAGAGACGCCGCGCATTTCATTTCGACCAGCAAGATTAAAGGCTATGCAATGCCAATCGAGGCGGCATCGGATGCCGTCGCATTTTTAGAGCAGCACTCGTTCGCCGGCATTTGCCTCAATCCGCATGGACCAAGAGACCCGCATCCGGTTCTATACGACCGCCAGCAGGCAATCGCGAATTTTCGGGCGATGGCTGGTCAAGTGGCGGATGAAAGCTAACCGCCATGATTGGCCCGTCGGGAATCGTCGGAACCCATCCTTCCCATTCAACGACCAATTCGTTTGTGGTCACGATCTTTTCTCCTGTCGCAGCTATGGCGATGCGCCGCCGGCCTTGGCGGTTTCGAGTTCGACGGTCAGGCGGGCGATTTCTTCGTCCTTTTTATCGAGCAACGTTCTGTATCGCTCTACGGTTTCCTTCACGACAGAACTGGCGGCTTCTTTATTGATGGCCTCAATCTCTTCCATGGCTTGCTTGAGTCTAACCAAATCATTGTGCGACTTCTCTACTTCCGCATTGAGTTTTGCATGAAGATCCCGGTTCTCAGATTCAAGCTTAACGTTCTTTGCCTCCAAAGCGTTTATTCTGGCGGCGCCTCCGTCGTCGCATCCGACAACAAACATTGCAACAAAGAGAACGGCAGCAATCGCGGCGTAAAACTTCATGGATGTGATTTCGGGCTGGGAAGCGTGACTTGCGGCCAAAGTCGCCATGATGCTGACTATTTTGCGACAAATCAAGCCTACGTGGCCGATGACTATCCACCCGCCGCCGCTTCCCTTGCTCGTGCGCCCTCGCGAATCCGCCGGTTCTCTGCATCCAATTTGAGCGTCCGCTCGGCCCTAAGCTTTGCTTCCAGCGATACTTTTATCTCTTCTAGCAGATTGCGAAGAGCGATGCCGATTTCCTCTCCAATGGTGGCGGCTTCACTGCGCAATGCCGCCGTCGTGGACCTAGCTGCTTCAGCCGCAATCGTGGCCGCACTGACCGCACCGCCTGCCCTTGCAGCGTCCCCTCTGGCGCCAGCAAGCAGGGGATCAAGACCGAGGCTCGTAATCCGCGCCCGATCCGACGCTTTTACCGCATCTTCGAATCCAGGCAGCCCGCGAAGTGCGTTTGCTTCACCACGCCCTAACGCTTCGCCGGCCGCCGCTTTACTGGCCGCAATTTGCGCGCGGCGAGCTTCTTCCGGCGACAAGCCAGCTAATCGCGATTCGGCAGAATCGAGGCGGCCCATCGCTTCGCGGCTAATCGCCAGCGCCTTATCCAGTTCGCTTTGCAGAACGCTCTCAATACGTTGGGCAGTTTCCAGTTCCTTTTGCTTGCCTTCCTTGATGAGCGATTCTCGTTCTTTCGTCAGGCCCAACATTCGCTCAGCGGTGGCAACCTCTGCGTCGCGAGCGGCGATAATGGCCGTCAGTCCTTCTTCGTAACCAAGCAATCCGCTCGACATGGCGTTGGCCGCCCGAAACGTTTCACGCTTGGCCGTTTGCTTATTGCGAAATGCTTCGCCCAGTGAATCCCAGTTTGCATCTAGCGGCGACATGCCAACTTGCCGCTTTCGCATTTCCACGTCAGAGACGCGAGTGTCGAGCGCCGCCCCCTGCCGAACAATAAAAGCCGCCGCCGCCGTCTGCTTAGCGACTTCCGCCGCCGCCGCAAGTCGTTCCAAGGCCGCCGCCGCCGCGCTCGCCTCGGTTTCGATGCCATAGGCGCCGGCCATGCGTTCGCGAAACTCGCTGCTGAACGCCAGCCCAATCGCAGTTCCCAAGGGGGAAGCGATCGGCGCCAGGGCGCCAATGTCGAAGCCGACGACGCCTTCCGCTTTTTCGGCAAACTTCGGCGAGAAGATGCTCGCGGCAACGGCGCCTATCGAGGCGACCGCCGCGACTGCCGCCGCTGCAATGGCGGCCGGTGGGAAAGCGGCCACGCCAGCGCCCGCTGCCCCAGCGATGCCAGCACCGGCGCCGCGCGCCGCGACTCCACCAGCCGCAGCGCCGACAGCACCGCGACCTCTTGCCGCGGCCAGTGCTGATTCAGCCGCCGCCGCACTTAAGACTGCCGCGCGGTACGCTTCAACGGATCGCGTGATGGCTTCGTATATCTGGACGCCGCCTTTGGCGACGTCGACGATCCCCTGTACTCGAACCAGCGCCCGCGCCAGCTTTTCGATATCCTCTTCGCCCGCCAACCCGAGCGCAGCAATACCTCTGCCGAGCATGAGGGCACCTTCGGCCCCTTTGACAAACCCCTCTCGAAGGGATCGATTGTAATTCACGACGGAGATCGTGGTGCGATCAATAACCGCCGTTGTGTCGACAAACAGTTCCGCCGGCTGAACTGCATCCACCGCCTTGTTGATATCGAGAATCGCATCGGTCACCTGCCGAACGCTCTTGCGCCCGGCGATGCCGAAGTCCCCAATGCGATTCTGCAAGACGGCCAGCGATTCGGCCGATTTGAGTGAGCCCTGCTGCAAAGCGAGGTTGTACCTTTGCGCCGCCGCCGTCGATTGCTCGATTTCGCGATTCAGTAGCGCGCGGTCGCCAAGTTGCTTGTGAGTCGCCTTGCCGGATTCGGTGGCTTCTGCCTTGGCGGATTCGATGCGCTTTTTAGACTCGCGCTCGGTGGCGTCCGTGATTTGCTTCTGGACAGCTTCCGCCTCTTTGGCGAACGTCGCGAGGGTGGCTTTGTTGCCGGGGTGATCGGCAACCTTCAATTTGAAGACGACATCACGATCAGCCATGAGGCTTTCCTATCTCACTGTTACCTTCGCCCCATGAGCGACTATGGTGATTGCTAAATGATCTCGATCCCGACAGCGGAATAGCTCATCCAAGTGGGCAAAATTCCGCCGCGTCGTTGCGTCCAAATTGCGAAACGGCGTCGCCCGGTGCAATTTATACAGATCGAACGTCCGCAAATTCTTATCACTCAGTCTCAGCCGCTCCGCATTTTCCGGCGACTTCTTCGGACACTTCTCGCACGGTGGCGGTACGCTCGCCGGCCGCACGTTCGGCCGCTCTTCCAACGTCGGACCCGCCCGATGTGTTTGCTTCTTTCCAGTGTCCAGATCGTAAATCCATTTCGCGCAATCGTTGCAATCGATCGAGGCGGGGCCGGGGTGGAATAGCACCAACGCCGCCCCCTCGATCAGTTTTTTTCGTCGCGCTCCGCAATTACGTCGCCAACGATGCGGCCGGTCGCCGCGGCTTCTAGTTCGGCCAGATAATCGGCCGCCTCGTCTGGCGTCGCTTCGCTGGGTTGCTTGTCGGGCGCCCAGACGCCAAAAACGATCAATTGCAACTTGTCGAAACATGCCGATGGAAGCGAGAGCATCGAGTCGGCAGTGATGGCGATCGGTTTATCGTTCTCGCCGACGACATTCCACGATTTGACCTGCTTGGCGAGCATGGCGCCGGTGAGCCTCGCCTCTTGATCGGGCGCTCGCTTGAGCGCCAAGCGAAACTTATCTCGCTCCAGAACCGGCAAGAGTCGATACTCAAAAATCAGAGCATCGTGCAGGCCGTCGATAGCCGCGATGTAGCCAGGGCGAGTGTAACCGTCGTCGTAAATGCGAAAGGACATGGAGTATCTGAAGAGGGCGTAAAAGGGTTTCGGGAAATGGGAAGCGTGGCAGATCATTGGCCGAATCGCGGCGTTACGGCGTGTTGTCGTTCGTCACAACAAGTTCACGCGTCGAACCATCCATGAACGCCTGGAACGGCAGCCGCAGTGGAATCTCCCCAGTCCGGCTCGCCACCTCGATAACCTGCGTCGGCACTTTCAAATTCGCGAACGTGAACGTCAGCGACAGTCCGCTGGTCGGGTGCGTGTAAACCAACGTTCCCGAGGCGCCGGCCAAAGCGAAATCGTAAAACGCCGTCTCGTCGCTCGTATAAGGCGAGTCGCAAGTCAGCGTGATGATGCGGTCGCCCTCGGGCAGGTGCGATCGCGTCTGACTGTTGTTGAAGTCGTCCAGGATCAAAGCGTTGTCGATGACGACTTCGACATTCTTAATCGCGATGGCCGCCGAATTGACCGTCAAGACGCCCTGGTGATAGACGTAGGGCTGTTGCGCCGAAAGACTGGCCGCGATGCTCGGGAACGTGCCAGCGTTGGCGATCGTTTCCGTTTTGCCCTGCCAGTCGATTTCCAATTCGAGCGTGTCGTTCGATGCGCGAAATGTTGCCCGGTTGACCTTCATCCCCGCATATGTCGCCACTTTCGCGACCTTATCGACGGTGATGAATCGCTCGGGAACCGTTTCGGCGAGCGCGAACACGTCGCTCGATTCCGCGGCTCCGAGAATCGCCGGCAACAGTAGATCCAAGTCGTCCGGCTTGGCGTCCATCAGCGTTACGCCGCCGACGGTGTAAGCGCCGGCCGCAACGACATTCATGACGTGGGACCGGGAGCCTCGCATCCCCTGGTTGTTGATGAGCGTCGCCAGCTTGCCGATGGTGCAACGCTTGAAGTCGAATTGTTTGGTCACCGGATTGGCCGAGTCGATGCCGAGCTTCGACTGGTGGCCCATGCTGGGAACGCCCATGTTTTGCCCTTTCTATCCAATGGCTGCGAGACCCGCATCAGCAATCAATTCGCCGCACGCGTCCAGTGTCTTATCGTTCCACCCACCGAGCGGTCGGGCGGGAATCTTTAGCTCACTTCCGGCTGGAAGCCAACCGCGACCGCCGCGCGCCACCATGCCGAATTGCGTCGTGATCGTCGCCCCATGCTCGTGAACCCGCGCATAACGAATCTGCGAGCCCCATGCGAGATCGTGCGTGCCGATTTCTTCGACGTGGCCGGCGCCTTGTCCGAGGTACGAACTCTTGAGCGTGCTGGAATCGTCCAGGGTTGGGTGGCTGTCGCTGGAGTCTTTCTTGCGCCAATGCCACGGCTCCCACGGCTGGCCGTCGGCGCTTTTCTGCGAAGCAAATGAGTCGGCCACCTGGTCGCGCAGTGGACCGCTGGCGATCTCTTCCAGCGGACGGTTATACGGTCCGGCGGCGATCGCCGCGCCCATCTTGGCCAGTTCGGTCGCAAAATTTTCAACGAGGATTTCGCTCATCCCGGGATCCTCGTTTCGCGAGAAATGAATCGCACAACGAGAATCCCCATGAAGAGATTTCGCTGCTTCCACATATACGGATCGATGATTTGCTCGCTCTCCAAGCGACTCGTATAAACGGTCGTGTTCGGCAAAGCTCGATGAATCAGGCCGCGCCGCAGCCGCTCATGGATGAGCATGTTTCTGTCATAGCGAACCGTCTCTTCGTTGTCGGTCTCGCACTCTTCCGAAAAGAAAACGATCTGCACTGGATAGCCGATGTCGTCGTGGATGTTCGTTCCGCCCACGTCAGTGATGTTCGCACGATCGGGCGGGCCAATGACGACGCCCGGCATCCCTGGAAGGCACTCGATCACATCGGGCGTCCAGACTTTGACCGTGACGACCTTTTGCTGCTTGACGCCGGCGATATTCAGCGCAGCGATGCGGTCCTTGACGGCGGCCAGAATGGTGAGATAAACGGAGTCAGCCATAGTGAATCCCTAGCTAGACTCCTCTCACCTCGATCTCAAACGGGGCGGACTCTTCAGCCGCCAGTTTGCGAAGTTTCTCAATTTGCTCGGTGATCTTCGCAACGCGATCCATGTCTTTCGTGCAAGTCACGCGAGCCAACTCTTCCGAGAGCGTTTGGATGGCCGTTTGCAGGTTTTGTTCGACTGTCGCCATTGCGTCCGCCGTCCGGTCTATAAATCCGTCCAACTTTGGCCGCCGCATTTGCACGCATGAGCCGCCTCGTCGTTCGCGTTTGCCGCTTCGTGCGACCAAATGCGGCCACACTGAGGACAAACGTGCGAATGTCTCACGCCGCCACTTTCTGTCGCCAGCGTTATCGTCGTCGCGTCTGGCTCGAGCAATCGCACTAATCGCCGCCCTACTTCTCTTCGCACGCGAATTGTCAACGGCCATCGAATAACCATCCGCAGCCAACCGCCGGCGGCCAGGCACAACCAACGGCGGGCGCGAGCTACCTCTCGCTTGTCTGCCTCAGTTCGTTCCGGCGCCGACTCCTGTTTCATTAATTCGCGAAGGCAGTCGCGAAGTTGATTCCGCATTTCGTCGTCGAGCTCGCCGGGCGGAAGCGATTCCAGCGGATCGAGCCAGACGGCAGCCATGCGGCGGGCTAGTTCGTCGGTGGTCATCGTGCCGATTAGTCGAGCCTCCGCACTCGCAAATCGGCCGCTTTGGGATTCTTGAGCCGATAGAGCCTCGCGGCCTCGGATTCGTCGACCGCCGCGAACGGCTCGTCGGGGAAGCCGGCGCACGACACGACATAGCGATGAAGCGGCTTGCCGGTGTCGGTTGCCGTGGCGCACAGTCTGGCCTTTTCGGCCTTCAACTCGGCGCCGAGCTTCACGGCGGTATCGATTGCCGACTTGCCGCTATCGAGTTCGGTTTGCAGGCGAGCGGCTGTTTGCGTTGCTTCTGCGCGGGCCAATTTCTCGTCGGCGAGCGACGACTTGAGCGTCGCGACTTGCTGCTCAAGCTGGGCGATCTTCTGCTGTTCGGCGGAGGGCTGCGCGACAGCGGCTTGTGTTTCGGCCATGTTTGTGAGTGCCTTGAAATGAAAAGTTGGAACAAAGCCTATTACGCGAACGCCGGCACGGCCTCGGGCGGCATTTGCGGCGCCGTCGTCTTGCCGTTGGCGTCCACGGGATACCGCGACTCCCACGATCGCCGATATTCGGCGTGGCGATCGGAGGCGAACTGCTCTTGTCGCAGGTTGTCGGCCTTGAACGACCAACTGGACGGATCGAGATGTTGGTTGCGCTGCGGCGCCAGCACTTCGCCGCGGGGGCCAACGACGATGGACACTTTGGCTTCGGCCTCTTTGAAAACAACGCCATCCGCTTCGTGTTGTGCAAAGCTGGCATCGGCCGCGCGCTTGTCCTGGTCGCTCATCGCCGGATGCCAGCCCTTGACTGGCTCATGGACGCAATAGAGACGGATCGCTTCGGACGCATCATTGGCGTAAACAACCGCCGCCGGCGTCGTTGTGACCTTATTCGTCTTCTGATCCTTTCCCCGACCGAGAACCTTGAACGGCCACTTTTGGCCCTTTCGAGAAGTGCGGCCGTCGCCCACCGTATTGCGATAGCCAGGGCCGGCCGATTCCGCCGCCATAGAGGCGAGATTCGACTTTTCCTCTTGAAGGCGAGCGTTCTCTCGCTCCAGCCGCTCCTTGTCGGCGCGAAGCGCGGCAAGTTCATCACTCGCGGCGTGTTGCGACTGGCTGGCCGACGGCTGCTGCGCCGCCGCTTGGCTGGCTGGCGGATTCTTCGCGGCGAGAGAGCCGCCTTGGTTGTTTTCTTTTTGCGTTGCCATAGTTCCATCCTCAACCGGGAAGATTCGGGAAGAAAAAGGGCGGCGAGCCTTCCCAACTCACCGCCCCGGCGCAACGACCTGACGGCCGCTGTACGCTACGACTACGCGGTGCATTTCACCATGAACCGGGGATCGATGACCGCCGCCGCGCCTCGCTCGCTCGCCTTGAAGCTGCTCACGATGTCGCGGTGAAATTCCTCGGGCGCGTCGGGAGGCGCCTGCACGACGGTGACCGGCCAGTTTTCCATATACTGGAAAGCTCGCTGCGGATCGCCCATAAACCAAGTTGTGGCGCTGCCGGTGCGAGCCTTGACGTAGGCGTTGGAAATGACCTCGTACTGCGGGCCGGTCGGACTCTTGCCGTAAGTCCGCGTCGTGTTTGAGGCGCCGTCACCGAACGCGATTTGCGTCGCATTGACGATCCGCTCCGCAGTCCGCTTGAGCGCCGTCGGCACAATGAGTGCCTTGGCGGAAATGAGCACCGGCTCGCCAGTGTTCGGGTCGGTGATGGCGTCGAACAGAAGTTCGGCGTTCTCGATGTCTGTCCAATCGACCAGGGCATTGGTCGCTTGCAGGTTGTCGAAATCGCCGTTCGTGTGAGTGTCGCCGTAGGTGGCTTGCGCGGCCCCGCCGTTGCGGCGATAAGTCGTCGTGATGCCGAGGGCGACGTCAAGGCATCGCTTCTCTTTGTTGATGGCGATCGAGTCACCCACACCACTGGCCCGCTTGACCACCAACCCGGTCCGGTCGAAGAAAATGGCCTCCTTTGTCACCGGGACGATCAGGCCTCTCTTGATCGTATCCGGCGTCATCACCCATTCTTCGTTTAGGCCGGCGAACGGATATTGCTGGCCTTCGCCAACCACTTCCGCCATGTCGCCGATGCCGCCGACGCCGGGAATCTTCTCGCCGTCAAACTCGGTCGGAACCGTCTTGAACAATCTCGGCCAGATGTACTCCGGGCTGTTGTAAGCGTCGAGCACCGCCGTGAATACGATCTGGCCAGTGATGTTCGCGAACGCCGCCGTCGAGACGTGACCTTGCGCTTCGAGCAGCGCCACGTTCATCGTGGAATAACCAGCGAGCCGTGGATTGAAATGCTGGACCAGTTCGGCGCCGTCATCGACCAGCGATTCAAACAAGTTTCGGATGCCGAAGTCTTCGGCCGTCACGTGCTTGTCGCGAAACGCGCCAGAGAGATCGTCATAGAACCGTCGGCCTGAACCGCCGTCGTCCTTTTGCGACGATTCGAGCAAGCGACGAAGCTCTTGGCAGCGGCCCTTCCGGACGTCGCGAAAGACCATGCTGTTGAGCCGAGAAGTGGTCGTAATCATGATGTGCCCCTGAATCGAGAAAGGTGGTCGCTAGTGAATCGTGGTGGATGGCGAAACGTCGCCAGACGGCGAGACGTGACTTATCGCTTCTGCCAGGCGAAGGCGTAATCGACGTTGAGCAATTGATTGTGGGCCGATCCGTTCTTCGAGCTCAGGCCGACCTGCATTTCCGTCGCGCTTGTGAACACCATGTCGGTGATCTTGTAAACGAGCACGTCGTCGATGTAGTACAGCACGTCTTGAAGCATGCCGGACTTCGGCAGCACTTCGATTCGCAGTCGCTGATAGCCGGCCGAAGCACCCGGCTTCGCCTGACCGTCGAGGGAGTTGGCCGCCGTCAATTCGACGCTCGTCTGCGTCGTGCCAAGCGAGGCCCACACATGCCAGTTGAGCGAACCGTCCTTGCAGAAGAACGCCACGCCGCTGGCTGTCGTCTTGGGGCCGGCGCCGTTGTCGACCAACAGCTCCGCGGCCACGGCATCAACGACGCCGGCGAAGATGTTGGCAGCGTTGGTGTTGGCCTGAGTGAACTGAACGAGCGACTCAAAGACGAGCGGCTTGTCCGCCGCGAACTTGAATGTCTCGTTCGCGCTCTTCAGCAAAACTTGATCGTTGTCGGCCACCGAGCAATCGGACGGCGTGAGAACGGCAATGCCGCCGACCGCATCGCCCATCGCGACCGTGCCGGTGTCGGTCAAGATGTCGATGAACGTGACGTCGGTCTGGTCCTCGGTGAAGTCACTGAAGACATAGTGACCGTCTTTCAGGTCTTCCAAAAAGTCGGAAACCATGGGCAGTTTCATCGGTCGCTATCCTTGATTGGTGATTCGTGATGGGTGATTCTGGCGAGCGGCGAACAGCGACTAGCGAAGCAGTTCCGCCAGTTCCTTGCCGTTCTTCGGCGTGTACGATTCGGTCAACTGCTGGCCGGCCGGGCGCGCCGGCGGGCTGAATCGCGGGCGATCAATCTTCGTCGGATCGACGCGAGCCGGCCACGATTCGATCAACTCGCGGCGCTCTTTGTCGTCGCCCATTCGCTTGAGCGCCTTGATGCGATCAGTCTTTCCGTTCGGGTCAACAAGATCGCGATTCAGCGATTCGAGCATCGCTTTGCAATGATCGGTCATGTCCCGATCGCTGAGTTGTCCTTCGAGTTTTTCAACTCGCTCGCGAAGCTCAGCGTTTTCTTTGCTTGTGGCGTCGTTGTTCATGGCCCCTTTCTGCACGCTCTCTTTTGTGGATTCGGTCGCATCGCCGCCCTTGCTCTCGCTCTTGCCGCCGCCGCCCTTTACAGCAGCCGTCACGCTGTCTTCCAAGCCCAGCGCCGAAAGAACCGTTTGCAGAGCGGCCTCGTCGGCGCTATCGAGCTTCGCCTTGATGAGCGCGAGCAAGGCGTCTTTCAATTGATCCTCTGGCTTGGCTTCGGCCGGCGCCTCCATCGGCACATCAACAACCGGCATGTCGGCGCCTTCCATTTCGAGCAAGACGGAAGCCTTGCCGTCGGCGTCCGTGGCGCGAGCAACTTCGTGCAGCACCTTATAGAGCGGCGTCGCTTTGGCAACCTTATCCCTTGCCGCCGATTCGAGAATCTTTCCGATGGTGGTTTGCACGTTTTCTGCCTCGTGGTTGGTCGATTCAAACAGGCCGGCGGTCGTGGCCGGATCGTCAACAACATCGACGGAGTGAACTTTGTGCAGCGTCTCGACAATAACCCGACCGTTGCGGGTCGTCGTCTTGCCTTCCGCGTTGTGCGACAGGCCGAACGTCTCGGGACACTTTTCGGCCATTTCCAAAATCTGTTCGGTACTGGCGCTCGACTTGAAATAGTGCAAGTCGCCGTGAACCGAATCGCCCTCGCGCCGCACGCTGCGCAGTACGCCAAAGCGTTCCATCAATCCACGGTCTTGAATCGGTTCGCCCGGCCGATTGCGGGCCGGATGATCGACGTTGACCTTGGCGCCCTCGTACAACTTCACCGCTTGATCGAGTGCGGCATCGCTGTACTCACGTCCGTTTTTTGAGTGCCGGCCGAGAATCTTGACGCCATAGATCACGCCCTTGTCACGGTCGACACGCACCGAAGCGGCCGAAGTCGCCGACTCGGTGAATCGCGAGAGCGTGTTCGCGGCGGTTCGCGTCGTTCTCTTGGCCGTCATCGTTGCCATGCCTGAATCTTTTCGCGAAGGTGTACCACTTTGAAAGTGGCGACGAAAAGATTTTCCAGAATTCTCATCGCCGCCTTCGATAGAACCGTTCCGGTCGCATCCAGCGTTGAATGCCGGGCGGCGCGTCGCGACCTTTCAGGATGGCCGGCAATCTGTCCAGAGTTGGTTTGTCGTTGTCGTCTTTGCCGGCAACGATATTGCCGTTTTGGTCGCGATACTCCTTGTAGCAATCGCAAATCGGGTGAGCCGGCGGCCCGCTTTGAAACGGCAAGGGCAGTTCGCTCAGCTTCCGGCCCAGTAACGGCGTGCAAATCGGACACGGATCGATCGCCGCGCCAGCGTGGCCTGGCGGCCGATGTTCATCGTGACCCCAGTAGGCCGTGAGCGTTATCGCCTCTTTCGGCTCGCCAGATTCGCCGTCGCCTTTGCCGTCCTTGCCTTTGTCGCCTTCGTCCTTGCCGTCGTCTTTCGGCCCTTCCTTCTTCCGCTCAGCCTCCTTTTCCTTCGCCTTTTCCGCCTGCCGATTCACGTCGTCAGCGGCGGCGGTTTCTCCTTCCGTGACCGCGGTTCGCGTCTCCGTCTTCGCCACCGTCTCGGCGCGCGTCTCAGACAGAACCTTTTCAATTTCATCACGAAATTCCCCCTTGGTCGTTTCTTCCGTCGTCTTGCCGACGGCATCTTCCACGCGGCGCCGGGTGTTTATCGTGAAATCGCGGGCCACGCGCGTCGCTTGGCGCACTCCCCATTTTTCGCTGCGACGTGCGAGACGATCTTCGTTGATTTCGAGACCGGCGAGCGCCGACAGATTGCCGTCGGCCAGCAGAAATAGCAGCACGATGACGGAGGCGATTTCGTCGCGCATCTCATCTTCATGCTCGTTCCAAAGCGATTCGGGGATCTTCGAAAAGTTGGGCGGCCAGCCGGCGACGGCGATGATTTCGCGCCGTTGACGGCCGGCGAGTTTTTTGAGCCGGGCCGCGAGCTCCGCTTCTGCGGCTTCTTTGGGGCCGGTTAGATGCGGCATGGCTTATGGGTATTCGTGGCCCAAGTCGTCGGCGTAGAGGAGGCGAGCGGCTACGGTGAAGCGTTCCTGTCGCGTGAGCGGTTCGGTGGATTCGGCGACGACTTCAGAATCTTCCACGGTTGTATCGCCCCGCTGTGTCGCATCATCGATCAGCTTAGCGGCCGTCGTCGCCCCAATGCCCAGCGCCCCCATTTCGACTGTCGCACGCTCAGCGGTAATCTGACCGGCCGCGACGTCAGCCAGTAGATCGTTGATCGCTTTGCGATTGTTCTTCCAAGCGAGGCGGCCCATTTGCGCCAACTCGCCGGATGGGCCGTCGCCATTCGTCCCGCCACCCGATGAACCTCCACTGGATGAACTGTCGCCGCTACCGCCGGCTCCGCAATGCTCACACTCACCCTCGTTCGCCAGCGGCGGCCGCCCTGTCTCCGCCCGCCATTCATCTTTCGTAATGACGCCGGCGGCAAACTCCGCCTGCTTCACCTGGAGGTCCGTCCCCTTATCCCGACTCGCCACTTCCGGCGCCGTAATCTCAATGTCCACCAACTGCTCCAGCATCGGCCACTCGACGCCAAACCGATCGAAGTAGCCGGCGTCGTGCGCGTTCCGCAAAACCTTCCAAACGATCCGAGCGAACCGCGATTTGTAAAACGCCTGGTCGGCCTCTCGCGACTTCACGAACGGCGCTTCAGCAACCAGCGTGCTGGCGAAGTTGGAATTGCTCGCGTCCCCGCTGATCATATATTCCGGCATCGACCAGCGAACGCCGGCATAGCGCAACAACGCCTGCTCCGTAATGATGAAATTCGGCGATGCCGTCGCGGCGCCCATCGGACCAGCGTGGTAAGTCTGGCCGTTCGAGACGTGCAAGACGCGCCCGCCTTTCATGATTTGCTCATAGCGAGTCTTGCCACCGTTGGGCGTCTGCTCCGTGTATCGCCGCGTCGCAGCCGCCGCCGCCATCGTGCCGACTTGCTGTTGCGTTGTGCCGGCCGCATGTTCGACAATCCAGGCAATCGATGCCTGGATGCTCGCCCCTTCGCCCGTGTTTTCCAGCACCTTTTGAGCGAGGTTCAGGATCCGTTGAACCGGATAATAATCGCTCACCCCACGCTTCATGTTCCGTCGTACATTCCGCTTGATGTGCTCAACTTCGCGGGCCGGCAGATAGTCCCAATCGTTACCGGCGCCGTCGCGAACGACGTGATAGCCGAGCGGCGTGGCCGTATCGTCGGCTCGCGTGTGAATGCCGAATGACCATGACGAGACGAATCGCTCGTCGCATCGCAGCCACGATTCGAGCTCGCGTTTGTTCGCCGGTTCGGTGATCTGCGCCGCCTCAATCGTGGCGACTTTGGTTCGCCAGCCAAGATGCGGGCGAAGGTGGAGGAACGTCTCGCCGTCTTCGCGCGAGCGTTCGTGAATTTCTCGCTCCAAGTCGCCGACGAAATCGTTGTCGTCCAGGAAGGTATCGACGCACTTTTGAACCGCTTCGATGAGGCCCGCGGGAGTCTCTTGACCGCCAGCCACGCTGGGCCCGTCAGCCGCCTTGGCCTTGTAGGTGAAGCCCGTGCCGATCGTGTAGTTCGTCAATGACTCCTGGATGTTCACGCCGGCCGGAAACGCGCTGCACAGCAACTGGCCGACGGCGCGAATCACCGCGACATCATATTCGGTTTCGTAAATCGGCCGATTTTTGCCGTCGGCTCGATCGTCGATGATCGAATAGACGCTGCCCCGCGAAACCCATCCTGGCGAGTCATAGAGAAACTCGCGTCGATCGACGATATCGCCGTGGGACTCGCGGAGAAGAGAACCGCCAGGATCGGAGCCGACGTGGCGGGCCGATTGCTCCAGGGCTTCGACGATGCGGCCAAGCTGGAAAACTTCAGCTTGTAGCGTCAGGCGTTCGTGCTGCTCGCGCAAGGCGACGAGTTCGCTGGCGGGATCGGCGGTGGCAAGGTGGGCGACCATGCTATAATCGTTTTGCGACGGCGTACCACTTTTCAAGCCGAATGAAAACGATGATCATCACGCTGGACCATAAAGAGCGATTCTGCTTGAACTGCAAAAAGCAGATTGACCACTGCGAACGAACGGATCGTGGCCTCGTCGATGTCTGCCCGGACGGCCACAAGCACGATCCTTTTCTGTCGCTGACACTTCTTGACGTGGACGAAAAGGCTTGGCGAGAAAAGCCGAGGAAGGCGGGCGAAAAAGCCGGCAAAAAATTCTGGCGAAATTATTGGAATCGCGTCATTGAGAGCCTGTCTGATTAAGCTTCCGCGAGCGTACCACTTTCGCCGTTTTTTTGGGCGATACTTTCGCGCAATTGCTGAAGCGCTCCACGGCAATATTTTTGAACCGTCGTCGGCGAAACTTGCTCCGCTTTCGCGACTTGCCGGCGCGATACGCCAACCTCGCTCATGCGCTCGATTCGCTTTTTCGCCGATTCGTCCAGTGGCTTTCCAGGTGTTGCCATTGCTCGCCTCCATCCCCTTCGTCGTTCTCGCCTTACACCGCCTCCATCCGCCAATGCGCATCCTGCGATTCGCCGGAATGAATTCGTCTGGCCAGCGACACGGCCATTTCCAGCGCGTCGGGGCCGTCGTCGTGCTTCGCTTTCGGGAACTCTTGAAGCTGAGCGACCAGTTTGCGGGCGCCGCGGCTGCTGCGCCGAAAGCGAAATTCCTTGTGCATCACGTGGTGGGTCAGCGTCGATCGAATTCGAGCGTGCTTGTTCGTCGTGTGGTCGATATGCCACACGTTGAGCGGCCAACCGACGCGGCGAGCCTCGGCATCAATATGGATCCCTAGAAGTTCTTGAAACTGAACCGCCTCGATGCCGACGGCCACCGGATTGAACTCTCGGCTGATTTCGAGTGTTCGCTCCGTCAGCTTCCCGAGGTGCATCAGATCGATCTCGGCATCGACGTACATGACGCCCGATTGATGGAGAGACAGCTTGACGAACGCTGAGTCGTCGGCCTTGTCTGTCTTGCCCTTGGAGGGATCGAGAGCCAGAACGTGGAACTGAAACTCTTCGGGCCGCGGCCAGCGATCATCATCGACCCAGAGAAACGAGCCGAAGCATTCGCCAGGAAACTCGGCGCCGGCCAGGTCGGTGAACTGGGCTTCGTATTCCTGCTGGTACAATTGCGGCGTCGTGTCTTGTTCGGCGCTCCGCAATTCCGCCTCGCTCATCAACGGGTTGTCGCGGGACGATCGTTGCCACGCTTCCCACTGGCCCGTCATGTCGGCGCCGGCCGATTCAAAGAGATCGAAAAACCAGTTGCGGCCGTTCGGCGTGCTGATGAACGTCGCCCAGCCCTCCTTATCCGCGATCGTTGCCCGTAGCGATTTTTGCCAGGCCTGCGCGGCAACGAGCGCCGCCTCATCGATCACCAGCCCATCCAGACCGACGCCGACGAGCTTCTCTGGATCGCTAGCGCTCTTGAGCGTAATCATGCCGCCGCCGATCAATTCGACGCGGTGCGATTGCTGGTTCGGTTTTCGAGTTGTGACGCCCTTCACCGCTTTCACCAGGTCAGGCCAGATCACTTCTTCCAGGGTTGGATAATCGGGAGCCACCCACCAAATCTTCGCGCCGTCGATCGCCCCGCGACGGTGGCCGCGATGCGAGCCGTGGCCGCGCAGCACCATCTGCAGCGCCGCCGCCGTCTTGCCCCATCGCCGGCCGCACACGACGACCTTAAAGCGGGCCGGCGAGACCAGGATCGGTATCTGGTGCGCAAGCGGCTTCGGCAGGCGAATCGTTGGTCTGGTTGGTGTTGCTCGCAGTGTCATTCGACAAACTGTGGGAGGCGACGCCGACTTTCACTTGAACGCCGAGATTGACGCCCGCGTTTTGTAATCGCTCGGCGTTGTCGTACCAGTTGGAATCTTCGACGATCTGAATTGATCCGCCTTCGTAGTTGATCTGTTCTTTCGGCGCGTTCAGCCCGAGCAGGTCGCATCGCTTTGCGACGCACTTCAAAGCGACCTCCAGGAAGCGAGCATCGCCAGCTTGCCCTTCCCGTGTTGTCGTTCTCTCGATCGCCGGGATTTTGGCCGCCTCTTTGTCTTTCGGATCGACCTCGACGGCCTTCGTCGTGACGCGCACGGCGTCTTCGCAGCTTCGCTCCCATCCTTCCCAGGCCCGAGCCTCGATAATCGCCAGTCGCTCCAATTCATCGCGAACGTACTGCTCGACGTTAGCGAGTTCGGTCTCTTGCCAATTGCGAAGCGATGCCTGTATGAGCTTCGAAATCGACGGTTGCGATAGACCAACTTGTTTGCCGATCTCCTTTTGCGTAACGCCTTCGAGGTAGAGCTTGACGACCTTGGGACGCAGTTTGGCAGAGCGGATTTTCTGCTGATTGCGGTGGCCGCGTTTCTTCGGGGCTGTCATCCTCGATCTCTTACCTTTGCCTCTCTAACAGCCGATCGATCTTCGCATCGATCGTATCGAGCCGCTCCTTCACGCCATCGACGCGCTCTTCGGTTCGCCCAATGCGTGACTCGTGATCGATGAGCGTGCGACCAACCCACGTGCCGATGGCTCCGGCGACGGTCATCGACAACACGCCGACGCTCGCCCAAAGCCATTTCGGGATCTTGATCGTCTCTCCGTTGAGTAACGTCGCGCTCATGCCGCCCCTTTCGTTCGCTCCCTGATTTCGATCTTCACTCCAGGCTGCCCGTCGATCTCTGCCGGATCGATGGCCGCCTCGTCGTCGTCAGTCTCATCGAGCTCGTCGTCGCCGATCACCGCCAAGCCGCCCGATCGCTTGAGCAGCGCCAGGGCGATGGCCCTCCAGTCGAGGGCCTCGGCGATCGCCATGTCGCAGGCGCCGGACATATCCCCGGCGCGAAGCTTCGGTTCGCCGGCGGCGCGGAGTCGAGCGGCGAGTCCTGGATCTTCCGTGCTCATCACCGATCCTTCGTCGCTCGCGGTGGCTTGTACGGAACTCCATGCCCATGCTCGATGAGCCACTTCGCTAAATCGATCTCGCGGCCGTCGGCAGTCGAAATCATCACGTCGGCGAGCAAGCGGCCGAAGTTATCTTTGCCTCGCGGCGTGAGCCAAATGACATACCCTTCGTCGCCCTTCAGCAGATCTTCAACGGCCTCTTTCGCCGCCGGCCCGCGAGGTTTGTCGCGAAGCTCCCAAGCGTCAACGCCGTGGAGGCGAATGCGTTGGTTCACCAAATACACCGTCAGCGGGCGCACGTCGCTTTCGACGCCCCATAGCAGTTGCTCGCCCTCTACGGCGATCATCGTGACCGTTCCGCTCAACGTGTCGGCGTCGATCACCTTAACGCCGCCGAGGAGCGCCACGGCCTTGCCGTCTGGTTCTCTCTCGGCGGGCGCCGCGGCTGACTTTGGCGCAATCGGCTTTGGCGGTGCAGCGGATTGTCCGACAACCGCCAGCACGGCGACCCAGCCGAGAATGTAGGCCGACAGGACGGCGATCACGATCTTATCGGAGAGATGTTTCATGCGACCAACTTCTCCAATCGTTTCATCAGCGGTTCATGTTTCGCGTCCAACCAGCCGGTGAACCAATGCACTCGCGAATCGCCCGAACCGATCGGAAACGGATTGACGTCGATCTCGCGTCCGTCTTGAAACGCTCGCCGGCCTTGAAAGTAGGCTTTCGACAGCTTTCGCTCCGTCGGCAGATTGCGCGGGTTGTCGCGGGCGGTTGCCGTCATGGCCTTACTCCCAATTCACGTCTCAGTTCTTTCGGCCACTCATCGCGGTCGACAAGTTCGGGGTCGAATTGCGTCCAAGTCTCGCGAAACGATGCCGCGCTTACGCTGCGCATCACTTAGTTCTCCATCCATGTCGCTCGCCACTCGCCGCGATCGCGATGCGGCCACTGCGCCGGCCGCTTGAGCATTCGCCAGGCGCAGACGTTGTAGCGGCACTGCGAATCGCACCAGTCGTAAAAGATGACCTGATCGAAAACGAGACGGCCCTCTTCGTCGTAGAAGTGGTTCACCTCCACGAGATCGCAGCGGTCGCGCACGATGGGCGTGTGCGGTAGGAGTGCGATGACGACGGATAGGAGGGCGGTGAGCATTTAGCAGCCAGGATTGAGCTTCGCGCGAACGGCCGCGTCTTTGGCTTCGAGAAGCTTTCGCAGCGCCACGGTTCGCTCTGGCCCTGCGTCAGTCGTCGCGACGATTCGCTCAGCAAGTTCGCCGAACGGCTTTGACGCCTCTTGCAAATGCGGCGGCAAGTGCGCCCACGCGAACCACTTCAACATTCGTTCTTCGTTCATACGATGCTCCGCTGCTCCGTTGAGCCTTCTTTAGTTAGAGAATCTGTAACACGATCAACTACTCGACGAGTTCCGCCTCCGCTTTCTCAATCAGCTCGCGGGCCTGACGCAACAAAGCGGCGGCTCGCGCGGCGGGACTGCCTGAAGGCGGCGGCTGCGGCGGATCGGGCGGGGCGGGAGGATCAACCGGCGGCGGGTCAACATCGGGAAGCTCGGCGCCGGCGAAGTGGAAGACGCCGGCGGGGCCGACTTCCGGAATGAGCACATCGCCAAGTTCCGGAACTTGCACGGTGACGTTCTCACGCATGGCCGTCGGCGAATAGGCGAAGATCAATGTCGGGCCGCTGGGGTCGTCACCAATTCGCCAGCCGAGCGCAAACATGTTGTGTTCTATCTGGCCGTCCTTCTGTGACCAGAGGTCTTTGCCGTCGGCGTCGTATCGCGGCGCATCGGCATCGGTGGTCAAGAGTCGGTTTTTGACCGGGCCGCTGGGCAAGACCCAGCGAAAGAACGAAGGGTCGTCGGTGAAGATCGGTTTGGCTTCACGATAGAACCGCGAGAGCTTCGCGTCGCTGTGAACTTCATCGACCGCCTCCAAGAGCGAGTTGTAGAAGTCGCGTTCGGTCCAATGCCGGACCTCTGGCGGGTCGCTCGGGTTGTCGTAGAACACTCCGTCGAGCTTCGTCTGACTGGCGGCGAAGTATCGAAAGACGTCGGCGCGGGTGGCCCAGACTAGCCCGCGGTAGAAGCCCAGCGAGTCTGTGGGTGTCAAGTAGCGGCCCATTTCGTCGCGGCCTACTTTGCGGCCATACGTCGGCGAGAGCCAGACGGAAACCTCATTCGGTTGGCCGGGGCGTAGCGATTGCACGATCTCATGGAGCGGCGCGGTATTGAGGGCCACCGTGAGCGGCGAGCGCAGCCGGCGGTGATCGGTGAGCGGCGAGCCTGACTTGTCGGCGTAGATTCTGTCGCTCTTTTCGTGGTGCAGGTAGAGCGACATCCCGCCCGGCGAGAACCCCCAATCGAGCAATGGGTTTCGGTAATCAAAGTCGAGGCGATCGATCGGCGTGTCGGCGTAGCCGCCGGTGTAAACGCGACCGCGCCAGACTTCGGGCAGGTTCGACAAGAATGCCGCCGTGAACGCTTCGTAGCGCTCGCGGTACATGCGATCTAGAGCCACCTGCAATTCGTTCGCGTCGGGATGCAGGGCCGCGTATTCCGCCGCACGAAGGTTGATCTTTTCCAGGTCGGGCCGCCAGTCGCGCAGTCGATTCCCCCACTCGTCCGTTTCCACCGGCTTGCCGGGAACGCGCGGTCGCGGAATCGTCAACGCGCCAATCTCTTGCTTCGTCGGCTCGTTGTTCTCCAGCGCCAAGATATGGCTGGCGTTCGGCAGCTTCGCGACGATGCCGGCCAGAAAGACGCTTTCCGCCGTCGCTTTGCCGTGCGCCGCCCATGCTTCGATGGGTCCGAAGGGACACACAACCGGCGTAGAGTCGAGCGAACCGTCGTCGCGCAATCGCCAGACGAGCGGCGAATCTTCCATCGGCCCGCGATCTTCGGGCTTGACCTCGGTGAAGTCAGAAAGCCAGTTGTGGTACCGAATCGTGATCGGTGCGCCGGCGGGAATCCGCGACAGGTGCGACTCGTTCTCTTCGAGAAACCGTTCCAGCTTTTTCGGATTGTTGGCGTTTTGAATCAAGATCGGCACGCCGATGGTCCACTCGACGTGATGCCCGGCGTCGGCCAGTTCGTGCTGGTGCGCGAGGCCCCAATCGTTCACATTCCAGCAAGCGACGCGCGGGGGCTCGGCGGCGAACACCGAACCTGAAAAAAGCAGCAGAAGGTAAGCGAGTATATTTTTCATCGTGTTTCTCAAAAGCGACCCCGAGGAATCGAACCCCGAATCTTCGCGTGACTTGTCTCTGCCAGCGCGGTGCTCTGCCGTTGAGCTACGTCGCCCTAGATCGAGATCACCCCCTTAGTGACAAGACCCACCGAACACCGAGACCTGCGGCGATACGAACGGCGAACCGAACGCGAACGCCGACGACCGAAAGACCGTTCCTTGGAAACCGCGATTAAACACGTTGCCTGCCAGGCGAGCGTTGCCGAACGCATCGACCTCGAAGACGTTGCCGAAAGCGTCTTGCTTGACCGCCACGCCAAAAGCGTTGAAGCGAACCGGAGCCACAACCACGTTTCGATTCACGAACGCCGCATTGGCGAACGGCACGGCGACGACGTTAATATCGCGCCCTCGATTCACTCGCCGGTTATCGACGCGAGCGCCGTTGACGAACACGCGGTCGCGACCAAACAGGCGACGGTCCACCTGGACGTTGACGCCGTTCGCGTTGATATTCACGTCGCGGTTGCGAGCGAAGATTTGAGCCGATGCGTCCTGAACGACGAACAGCAAGAGAACGAGAGGAAGCAGGAACACAAACAGATTTCTCATTGGACAAGCCCCTTTGTGAAAAGTTGAAAACGACAGTCGAAAAGGATCGAGCCGGATTCGAACCGACGACCTCCAGGTGCCACCCGGCGCTCTACCTGCTGAGCTACCGACCCACAAAAACTCACGAAACCAACAGCCCTAGCAAGATGCCCAAAAGCGCACCGAAGATGACTGCGGGAATCATCAGCATCCCAGCCACCGCCGCGTACGCGCCGCCAGTCGTCTTGCTTGGGTTACGCTTGCTCATTGAAAACAGCACACAGACCATTACGACGGGCGTGACAATCCCTCCCAAAATACCGCACAATGTTGGAACCATGAGCTACTCCACCCCCACAGCATGAAACAAAATGCTCAACTCCTGCACACGCAACGGCGTACCAGGAACATCGCCTTCACCCAACGGCATTCGCTTCGTCGGATCGGCACTCGTTACACGGGCGAGAACTTTCTGCCCATCGACGTTCGCCAGATTTGATAGGTCGAGTCCGCCCGCTTGGCGGGAAGGTCCGTGACAGGCAATGCACTTCGCGTTGACCAGTTCGACGGTTCGTTGAGCGACCGCACTATTCGCTACTACATGATCCCGTGCCGACGCCCCGCCAACGCTTGCCGACGCCTGGATGTTCTGCGTGAACGTCGCTTGAGTCTGTTCGGAAGTCGCCGACGTGTCCGCCAGAGCGTTTAACGCCGACGTGATGATTTGCCCCTTGATTTGCAGCTTGGCGATTTCCGCCG